CTCAAGCATCTTGGCCCTCGCCTGATTGCGCTGGGCGTACGCCGCCGCCGTTTTGTCCATGAATTTGGCGTGCACCGTCAGCGGGGTGTCGTCCTCCTGGTATCCCAGCAATTCTTGCCAGCTGATTTGCACCTGTATCGCCATTTCATATACGTCAAATAAAATATGCAGCGGCGCCACGAGTGATCCTCGCGGCGCGTCGGTCGCGCCGCGGGAAACACGGGTACAAAAGAGTTTGTTCTGGGAATCAGTTGTGGTACACCACCGTCGGCTCGCGGCCGATCCAGCGCGTGTTGCTGCCGATCACAAAGTCCACCACGGGCGGGGTGATGGGGTACACCTCGCTCTCGAAGCGGTTGAAGGCCTGGGGCGGCAGGATGGACTTCTTGCCCCGCGTCAGCACCCCGCCCCCGAAGCGGTCGTCCACCGGCATCTGTAGCGGGCTGACCCGCGGCATGCCGGGCACCTGCTTGCCGTCCGTCTTGGTCAGCTTGAGCTGCAGGTTCAGCAGGTGGTTGGAGCTGGCCACCAGCGCGTCGAGTTGCCGCGACATCCCTTTCTGTCAGCGCAGACAAAATAATTTTGCTCAATCGTGCGGCTGCAGGTACGCGGGGCCCACGCGCGTGAAGGCGCCGTACCGCAGCTCGGGCGCCAGGCCTGTCAGGTCCTTGGGCATCTGCACGAAGTCGAACCGGTCGTAGTCGATCTCCGAGATGCTGCGCGACCCGCGGCCCGACACCCAGTTGCTCTGCTGCAGCAAGCTGCTGGTGTCGGTGTAGCGCAGGGGGCCGCGGCCCAGGGCGATGTAGGGCGCGGTGCCGAACAGCTCGGTCTGCGGCTTGTTCTGCGCCGCCCGCACCTGCACGCGGAAGTTGGTGGGCAGCAGCGTGTTGTACGTGTTCATCTTGGAGGCGGGCACCCCGTGCTCCGTCAGGCCCCACAGGGGGCGCTGCCTGGACTGCACGGGGTTGGTCCGCGAAAACACGTACTTGTTCGCCCACGTGCTCTCCGCTTCCAGGAGGTCGATGTACGCCTTGTCAGCCCGGAGCGTCGTGGCCCTGGCGTTCAGCATTGTTACTGTCACGCAGGGAATTTTTTTGGGTCACCGCCCGCCGCGCCCCGCGCCCCGCAGCTCCGAGGCGCAGGCGCCGTTCTTGACGCAGCTGAGGGGCGAGGCGGCCAGGCGGCGGCCGCAGTACGACGTGACTTGGGAGTCAAAGTCCTGGTACGAGTAGGTGCCCGTCACTTCCGCCAGCTCCAGCAGGAACCGCATGTTGGCCCAGAACTCGGGGGTGTGGCCGTAGCGGTCGGTGCAGATGTGCGCCAGCTCGTGGAGCAGCACGAACATGCCGGTGTTCTCGGACTCCAGGCCGCCGTCCTCGCCGCGCACGCAGATGGAAATCGCGTCCTTGGCCACGCTGTACGCCACGTCCTCGTTGTTGGGCGTCTCGGCCAAGGTGCCGTTCCACCGCCGGCGCACGTTGGCCAGGCGGGCATCCCCGGGGGCGTAGGCGTCGGCCTTGGCCAGGAAGTCGCGGATGCGCAGCTCCAGGAAGGCGAGGCGGTCGGCCACGTCCTCCGCGCCGGGCTCGTTCTTCACGTGGTACTCCTTGCCCGTCAGCTCGCTGCGCACCCACTTCATGCGGCGAGGCCAGGCCGCGTACAGCGCCCAGCACACGATCATGGTGGCCACCGCGATGATGGCTTTCCTGAGGGGGTTCCTCATGTGCTCTATACACTTAAAAAAGTAAGGCCACTGCAGTATACCACGCCATGAGCAACGCCGCCGCCCGTGCCAGCAACAGCCAGGCGCCCCGCACTAGGGGCACGGTGCAGAGCCGGCTGACGGAGGACACCTTCGCCAACTTCCTGGACGGGTTCGCGGAGGTGCAGGCGCAGGACCTGCTGGAGGCCAAAGGCGGGCGGGTGCGGTACGTGATCGAGGACGTGGACAACCGCGGCAACGTGCGGGGCCGGAAGTACCGGCTGGGCGGGTGGCTGACCAAGGTGGACCCCGGCCTGCGCTACCTGCGCCTGGTGAACCCGTACGCCAAGCGGTCGTGGAGCGTGCAGCTGCGCCCCCCCGGCCAGCGGGTGCGCCTGTACTACATGCCCCCGGGCACCAGCGACGAGATCGCCACCCTGCGCAACCTGCTGACCCAGCTCGAGAACGGCGAGATACGGATCACCAAGGCGCCGTAGAGCGGGCCCGGAAAAAATCTGCGAGAAGGTGTATATGCGAGCACGAGACGCTTTCGTGGCCGCGCTGGTGGCCGTCCTGGTGGGCTACCTGATGCACCGCATCGGGCTGTCGCTGCTGAGCGAGCACCTGGACGCCTCCGCCGAGTCCACGCTGCTGGTGCACCCCGGCCCCTCATTCGGCGGCTCGGACCTGCCCAAGCGCTCCATCGCCACGTCGTACGTCAAGACGGCCACCGAGCACACCTGCAAGGAGCCCATCCGCAAGTGCCGGTTCGGCCTGTTCTCCATCTCGGGCGTCGCCAACGACGGCACGCCGATCAAGTTCATCCTGTCCGACCACCTGGCGGGGGCCGTGTACCGCGTGGTGTACGGCGACACCGACTTCGTGCAGCCGGTGCCCATCGTGGGCGCCTCGCTGCAGACGGCGCTGTCCTTCGACATCCGCAAGGGCGGGTCCAACGAGCAGTACAACCCCACGGAGGCCGGGTGCGAGGGCCTCGACAGCTTCCGCGAGCGGTCCAGCAGCAAGATGCGGGTGCTGCGCGCCAAGGACAACGCCGTGTTCACCCAGACGCGGCCCGCCTACTTCAAGGCCCCCGGCACGTTCCTGGAGAACAGGGACCCCGAGGGCCTGCCCATCCCCGTGCTGAACAAGACGGTGCTGTCGGAGGTGATCCACAGCAAGCGCATCGAGTTCATGGGGCCCGGGGAGGTGGACTACCACGTGCGCCTCGCCATCCCCGACAAGCACTACGCGTCCCAGGTGGAGGTGATGGCGTGCTGGGTGCCCCGTGCGAACGCCAACCGCGCGATGCTGTACCACAACGGCGAGTGGAAGGCGCCCGACGACATCGGGAAGCCGGGGCCGTACTACGTCAACAGCCTGGGCATCAGCCGCACGGGCGGCCTGGTGGTGGCGCCTGACACGCCGGACCGCGCGATGGGCGTGATGCTGCTCGACTGGCCGCGGGGTGCCATCTGCACGCCGCCCACGTACAACATCTTCCGCAGCGAGCGCACGATGAAGTGGAACGTGGTGCAGCGGTTCGGCGACCCCGAGAACTACACGGTCAAGATTCCGGGCGCGCAGCTGAGCTGGAAGTTCCGGTTCGTGTTCGGGACCCTGGAAGAAGTGAAGGCGGCCATCACCAAGCTCCAGGTCGACACCCCGGAGCACGGCAGGGAGTACGCCAAGTTCAAGGAGCTCATCAAGCAATCCGCCCAGGTCACAGAGGCAGCGACCACGCCGGCAGTCACCGAGGCAGCGACCACGCCGGCAGCCACCGAGGCAGCGACCACGCCGGCAGCCACCGAGGCAGCCACCACGCCGGCAGCCACCACGCCGGCGGCCACGACCAAGACCACGAAGAAGAAGAAGTGACCCAGTTTAAGCACGCCGTCACGGCGGTTGGCAGTGTTTCTTTGTCATGGCGTCTACGCTCCCACGTCCTCCGACGGCCGTCAGCTTCGGCAGCAGGTCCGGGCTGGGCATCTCGATGCCCCCGGCCCTGCCTCCAAACAAGCTGTCGTACGGCGGGTACTGCATGCGAGCCACGTGCAACGTGGTCAAGGACGGCGACGAGCCGGCCGGGTGCCCCATCGGTCGCGTGACGGGGTACGACAAGCACCCCGGCGTGGGCAAGGACACCGAGTCCGTGTGCGCCCACCACGCCCGCACGATGGGCTCGGGGTACCGCTGCCTGCCGGCCGAGGTGGTCCTGCTCACTAACTCGGACATGGAGTGCTCCGGCCAGATGTTCTTCACCATGGGCTCCGACACCAAGCGCCTGGTGTGACTTTTTCCGTGTAATACTGTAAAATGGGTAACGCGGTGTCGAGCAACAATCGCAAAAAGCAGCAGTGGAACTGGAACTTCAAGGACGGCAGGGCTCAGATCAAGCCGCGGGCGGCCAACAAAACCAAGCAGCCCCGGCGGCCGCTCTTCAAAAAGCAGCCGTCGAACGACTACAATCTGTGGATCTTCAATCCAGACCCGCCACGCTCCCGCCGCTGAAAACTTTCTCGCCTGGTAGCATGGAAAAGCGGTGCGAGGGTCGCCGTACTGCTCTGGGCACCTGCGTCAAGGTGGCCAAAACCGTGGCGGGTCGTCTCGCCACGTGGTATCGCGTGCGCCAGCTGCAACAGAACCTGAGCCCCCTACCGTGCGAGCGCGGCGGCATCCCTCAGAACAGCGGCACGTGTTGGTTCAACTCCGCCCTGAACGGCTTGCTGCTGGGCCCGCTGTCCAGCGGTCTGATGCTGCGTGAGCTGCAGCGGTTGACCCCCTCCCAGCGGGCCCGGCTGCGCGAGGTACAGCGCAGCGGCGTGGCGGCCTGCCCTCGCATGCCGACCAAGTTGCTGATTCTGGCGCACGCCGACGCGGTGCTGGTGCCAGGCCAGACGGAGCTGCCGGAGACGGTGTTGCTGCCCTCGCTGCGCATGAAGGTGTCGCCCGATGACAAGAAATACGGCAACAGGTGGTCACCCCCGAACAGGACGGTGAATCTGATGACTCGGATGCAGATTGGCGTGCTGAATGCGGACGCCAACAGTAACTACGCGCAGCTGCCACGCGTGCTGTTGGACAAATTTTTGACGCAGGGCGAGTACCGAGTCGTCCAGCTGCCCTACCACATCGTGAGGGGCATCCCGGCAGATGCACCCTTCGATTCCTTCGTCACTACGGCGGACATGCAACGCCAGATGCTCGTCTTCAAAACGAAGCACAGCCGGTCAGGCTTTCCTTACATGCACAAGGCGAACAATGTGGTGCCACCGGTTCTGCCCCGCTCCGTGGGTTTCGGCTACTTTGTTCTGGACCACGCCATTCTGGAAGTGTTCCCCCCGGAAGGATTGAAGGACAAGAAGGGCGAGCTCGAGACCGGCCACGCGATGGTGGGCTTCATCTGTCGCGGAGAGGACTACGTGTACGACAGCAACATAAGCATCGCCTTTCGGTGCAACTGGTCGAAGGGCGACGTGTCCCAGGTCATCAGATGGGCCAGGCGGGCGTATCCAGAGATGCAAGCAACGAACGTGGTCATCCGATACGCGGTGTACGTCAACTCCTCGGCGGTCAGGCGGCAGCCGTCGCCACCGCCGGCCCGTCCCAAGAAGCCGCAACCGGCGCCCAAGAAAAAGCTGGGCCCCCGGCAGAAATCTATGAAACGCCGACAGAAGCGGTGACGCGGCGCTTAAGCCGTCGAAAAAAATCTGGGTCGCTAACAGCATGTTGATGGTACAGCACCCGCAGCAGCCGCGGTACCCGCCGCCCCCGCCCCCGCCCCCGCCACCGCCGCCTCCGCCTGCGCCAGAGGCGGGGCCGACGACGGCGTGCGGCCTGCCGGTCACGCAGCACGCGCTGGAATCGATGCTGGGGCTGCGGGTGCTGGACTTCGACAAGTACGTGTCGGTGTTCACGCACAAGTCGGCGGTGCGGGACACCGGTCGCCAGTCGTACGAACGGTACGAGTACATGGGTGACGCCGTCATCAACTTCGTGGTGGCCAAGTACCTGTTCGACAAGTTCCCTGACGCCGACGAAGGGTTCCTCACCCGCGTGCGCACCAAGCTCGTGTCGGGCAAGTTCCTGGCGGGGCTGTCGGAAAACTTGGGGCTGCAGCGGTACGTGGTGATGAACCGCAAGGCCATCCAGCAGGGGTGGTACAACAACGCCCGCATCATGGAGGACGTGTTCGAGTCCCTGGTAGGCTGCATCTACCTCGACCTGGGCTTGATGACGGCCAAAAACTGGCTTTTAGCCGTCATCGAGCGGTACTCGAAGTTCGACGAGGTGCTGCTGGACACCAACTACAAGGACGCGCTGATGCGGTACGCCCAAGCCAGGGGCATGCCGCTGCCCGAATACCGCGTGCTGAACGACCCGCAGGTCACCCGCCAACCCCTGTTCTACGTGATGGCGGTGCTGGACGGCGTGCCGTACGGCCGCGGACAGGACGTGTCCAAGAAGGGCGCGGAGCAGAAAGCGGCCCACGAATCCCTGATCAGGTTGGGCCTGTTGGCCCCCTCGCCGTGAAAAAAAACCGTTGTAAAAACCCAAAACCGATGGCGAGCCTGTACAACAACCTCACCAACTTTGGTCGTACCAAGCTGCGCGTGGAGTCGGTGGTGCTATACCTGCTGGCCGCACTGGCCCTGCTGACGTCGCTGTACGAAGCGGTGCAAGCCCACCGCCGCCGCCAGGGGTCGCAGCAGCGCAAGCGCCGCAGCATGCAGCTGCTGTCCGCCGCCGGCCTGTGCGCCCTGCTGGCCTGGGCGAGCGGCGTGGTGTCCGCCCGCGACAACAGCTTCTCCAGGTTGCTGGCGGCCTCCAGCGGCCTCCAATTCTTTAGCATGCCCTTCATGTGAGCGACTCGATTGGCGGTGGGGGCGGAGACGCCGGAGGAGTCGAGGACGACGAATCGACGGACGAGGCCACCGGAGGCGGCACCGCGGCGACCGCGGAAGCGGCGGTGGTGGCGGCGGTCGTGTCCAACGTCACACACGCCTTGCACGCCGCCTTCTGGCCGAGGAACACGTCCAGCGCTTCGACGGGGGACACCTCGCGACAGAAGGGGCAGAGGCTGATGACGGCGTCGCAGTCGTCCTTGCACCCGCAGCGCTTGGAGCTCTTGAGCAGGCAGCCGCAGCAGATGGACTGCGTGCAGCACGCCAGGTGGGTCAACGACCTGCAGCACTCCTCCGCGCCGCAGAACGCGTTGGCGCAGATGTAGCAGGTCGCGTCGTCCGCGTCGACGGCCGCATCCGCCGCCGTGCCCCGCACCAGGCGCATCGGGATGCTCAGCTCGATCACGCTGTCTCCGGCCCTCGTCGATCGCGTCCTGTACGGCATCTCTCTTTTTTTGCTGTCGTGGAAGGTTGTTTTTCGTGACGATTCAACGCCTCCACCACTGATAGCTCACGCCCGACAGTGAGACCGTGTGTCCTCTGTCCATGCCGTCCGCCACGTCCTCTTCGTACGCGAAGCGGTTGGACAGAATCACGCTCCGGTTCGTCGTGGCGGACAGCGTGGCATACTCCGGGCCGACGTAGATGGTCGCGGACATGCTAGGCTTGACAATGGCGATCACGCATGATGATGAATGTCTTGTGCCACAGAAAAAAGTATGCACCGCACGGTATATGAGCGCGGAGGACGAGCGGGTGCTGGTTTGGATCCGGCAGCGCGTGGACGAGTTCGTGTCGCACCTCCAGGCGGCGCACCCCGGCGACCCCAGGACGCTGGCCGTGCTGGACAAGCTGCAGGACGTGCAGCTGCTGGACGACGACGAGGCCCGGCCGCGCGCCGGATCGTGGCGCAACGGCAAGTTCAAGCACTCCGTCGGCACGCTGTTCGTGGCGCCGCGCACGCCCCGCGGCGACGTGCGCACCCCCAGCTCGCTGCTGAAGACGGTGGTGCACGAGCTGGCGCACGCCACGCGGTACAAGGAGCCGGGCGAGGAGGCGCACAGCCAACAGTGGAAGCAGACGTGGCTGTGGTTCCTGTCCCTCGCCACGGGTGATCTGGGGTGGGAAGTGGACATCAAGTGCGCCGAGTGCACGTACTACGGCCTGTGCGACCAGTCGGAGTGCCCCAAGTGCAACTGGCTGCAGAACCTGTGCCGGCCGTACGCGGGGCCGCCGGCCAAGCGGCGCGACGCCTAGGCCCGCAGCGCCAGCGTGGCGTTCCGCACGCCCGCGTTGCCCAGGGACGAGTAGGGCACGGGGCGCGTGCCAGGCCGGGTGATCACGTGCAGCTCCGGCTCCACCTCGCCCGGCCGGGACGCGCAGGACGTCCCGTAGTCGCGCACGTACCCCCCGCCGTTGCCGTAGCACAGGGTCACCTCCTGGCCCGCCCCGATGGCGCGCAGCGACCACAGCTCCAACGTGTTCTTCGGCAGGTTCCACACCCACACCGCGTTGGGAGCGCCGCCCTCGCCGGGTTCGTTGACCAGCGGCGCCACGGCGGCGGCGAAGCGGGGCAGCAGCGTGCCGTGCGCGTTGCCCGGGTCGATGACGTAGCCCGTGCGCGGCACGCCGCGGGCGTCCGGCTTCCAAAAGTCCACGGCGAACTTGCCGTCCGTCAGGCCCGCCTCGCGGCGCTTGCCGTACTCGGCGCCCGTGTACCGCTGGCCGGGGTACGTGCCGATTTTGGTGAGGGGCGGGATGCCGGTGACGGCCACCACCCCCATGCCGCCCTTGTCCTTCATCTGACGCACCTTGACCAGCGAGGCCGTCCGCCGCCGCTCCGCGGGCGATATGTCGACGACGTACGGCTGGGTGTTGGCGTTCATGTACTCGGGCCGCCGATTTTTTTAGCTTAAGGACGGTCGCGCCGCGATTTTTTCCTGGTACACTAACCAACCATGGCACCGCAGCTGCGTCCGCGTCGCACCATCAAGGCTCCGGAACGCTTCAGTCCTGAAGAGACCCCGGTGGACGACTACCACGACTCCGATTACGGCACGGACGCCGAAGCCGCCGACACCGACGCTAGCGTAGAGGACAGCATGTCGGAGGACAGCGACAGCGACGACGAGTCCTTCATCGACAACGACATCGTCTACGATAGCAACGCCACGGAAACTGACGAGGAAATTGATACCGACGATTCGGACGACGATTCGGACGACGATTCGGACGACGATTCGGACGACGATTCGGGGGATTCGGACGACGAATGAATCAACGGCGCTTGGCGAGGTTCATGACGGAGCGAGCGTCACGCTCCTGGATGCGGGAGGACCGGCGAGGCTGGGGGGAGGCGGCGACGGCGGTCTGTGAGCGTGGAGGGCCCTGGGACAGTCCCACCAGGGACCTGGCGGCCTCCAGCTCGCCCAGGGTGTAGGTCTGCGAGGGCTCCGGAGTGGCCGGGCGGTACGTCTCCCACAGGCTCTCCGGGACCGCGGCGTGGGCGGGCTTGATCCGTGAGCCGCTGCCGACCGGGCGGGCCTTGTGCTTGACGGGCTTGTGCTTGACGGGCTTGTACTTGAGGGGCTTGTACTTGAGGGGCTCGTACCGCGGCCCGGGAACCGCTGACGTGGGGATCAAGTACGACTCGCCGCGCTGGATGGCTTCGGCACCCCGTGCCGCCACCGCCTGAGCGTGTGTGCTGGCTGTGCGTACCATGTTTCGGTGTAATTACACTACGATATTAAATTAAAACTCGTCGGCCGGTTCAAAACTCGTCGTCCAAGCCAAAGGTCTGGTCCTCGGCCTTGGCCATCACGCCCGACCGCTGGTACTCGCTGCTGAAGCGTTCGAAGAAGTTGTCCTTGCCGCTGAGGCTCAGCAGCTCCATCCAAGGGAAGGGGTTGGCGGAGCCGTACGCCGCCGCGTAGCCCATGCTGAGCAGCAGCCTGTCGGCCACGAACTCGATGTACTGCGCCATCAGGTCCGAGTTCATGCCCACCAGGCGGCACGGGATGGCGTCCACGATGAACTCCTTCTCGTTCTCCACCGCCTCGCGCACGATGGCCTCCGCCTCCCGCTGCGTCAGCCGGTGCTTGAGGTACGAGTAGACCAGTACCCCAAACTCCTGGTGCAGCCCCTCGTCGCGCGAGATGAACTGGTTGCTCAGGCCCAGCCCCGGCATCAGGCCGCGCTGCTTCAGCCAAAAGATGGCGCAGAACGACCCGGAGAACAGGATGCCCTCCACGCACGCGAAGGCCAGCAGGCGCTCCGCGAAGCGGCGCGTGGGGCTCAGCCACTTGCTGGCCCACGCCGCCTTCTTGCGCACCGCCGGCAGGGTCTCGATGGCCCAGAACAGGCGCTCCCGCTCCTTGGCGTCGTCGATTAGCGCGTCGATCAGCAGCGCGTACTGCTCCGCGTGGATGGCCTCGTTGAAGGTCTGGTAGGCGTAGAAGGCCCGGGCCTCCGCGATCTCCACCTCCACCCCAAAGTTCTGCTGCAGGTTCTCCATCACGATGCCGTCCGCCCCCGCGAAGAAGGCCAGCACGTGCTTGATGAAGTGGCGCTCATCGTCCGTCAGCTTCTCCCGCCAGTCCGTCACGTCCTGCGCCAGGCTGATCTCCTCCGCCGTCCAGAAGCTGGCCACCGCGCGCTTGTACATGTCCCACATGTCGTGGTACCGCAGCGGGAAGGGCGTGAAGCGCCGGGTGCCCACCTCCGCCTTCAGCACCGGCTCGTCCAGGTACTCGGCCAGCTGCTGGTAGCCGCCCACGTAGCGCCGCCCGTCCAGCACCTGCGGGTACGTGCTCACGTGCTCCGCCACCCCGGGGTGCCCCCGCTTGCGCAGGTGCTCCTGCATCTGGCCGAGCGAGGTGCAGGGCACCACCAGGTAGCTCTCGCCCCGCGACGCCAGCAGCTCCTTGGCGCGGTCGCACCACGTGCAGCCGTCTTTGCTGAACACCACGTACCCGTCGTCCGCCATCCCAGGTCCCCGAGCTACTACCAGCCGCCGAGAAAATTGGTGGGCCCCAACCGTGGGCTCTGCCCAAAACGCCGCACCATGGGTCCGGAAAATCGTACATCACGATCCGACGGGTTTGGACGGCAACATCACGATCCGAACGACTGCTTCAATTTACGCCCCAGGAGTCGCCGCAGCCCGTACCCCCGAGTTGTTCATCGATGCTCCCGCCCCAGCCGCCGGGCCTGTTGGCCCTGCCCTACGACCTGTGGCCGCTGCTGGGCCTGGGCCAGCGCGACCTGTGCTCCCTGGCCATGTGCTGCCGTGAGCTGCGGGCGATGGCCGGGGCGGCGCTGATGGCACAAGGCGTGCGCGTGCCGCAGAGGCTGTGCGGCACGCTGGCGGAGGCGAGGTGGCAGCCGCTGGAAGCCCTGACGCTGCACGCCTTCCCGCGGCGGTACGGCCCGCTTCCGGCCGCCTACACGTACTGTCAGATTCCCGCGCTGGTGCTGCCGCGCCTGCGCCGCCTGCGGCTGGAGCACTGCCGCCTGCCCGCCGGGTTCTGGCCCCAGGTGTTCGCGGGGTGCCCCGCCCTGGAGGACGTGAGCGTCGTGTGCGACTACTTCCTGGCCAATTACGCCGAAGACGTGCACCACACGGCCGACCTGGTCTGCGCGGGCGCCCGGCAGCTGCGGCGGCTGGACATCGAGGGCGGGTGGCTGGTCATGTACCCCACGCCGCTGCCCACGCCGTTCGAAGATGCGCGCAAGGCCACGTGGAGGGTGTACGACATGGCCGCCGTACCGTGCTCCGCGCTGAAGGAGTACCGGCTAGCCAACCAGCAGGCCCCCGTGCCCGTGGACGCCCCGTTGGAACGGCTGGAAATCAACGAGCCGCAGCAGGCCCCCTTTTCCGCGCCGCGCATGGGCCCTCTGACTCTGGCTTCCACCAGACACCTGCGGTGGAAGACCTCCGCCGACACGATGGACGCGGGCATGCTGTCTGGTTACTCCAACCTGGACACCCTGGAGGTGATCGTGGAGTCGGCGTACACGGCCGCCCGCCTGACCAAATGCTTGGGCACGTTGACCGGCCTGCCGCGGGGGCTGCGCGCGCTGCGGCTGCGGTTGGACATCTGGTTGCTGCGCAGGTACCCCCACAACATCGGGTGGGGCGAAGGCTTGCGGCACCTCGATCGCCTGGAAGACCTGGAGATCGACATGCCGTTCCCGCCCAGCACGACGGAGGTGCTGCTGTCGCGCTGGATGGGCGCGGGCGCCGGTACCGCGGACGGGTGCCTGCGGCGGGTGCGGGTGTCGTTCGACGAAACGGCGGGGCGCGGGTACGAGGAGGAGCTGGACCGGTTACTGGTGCACGAGGAGGCGGACCCGGGAGACGAGTCTGTCGTGGCGCTGCGGGAGGAGTGGGCGAGGGCGACGGCGCCGATGCCGGCGGACGGGCTGATGCGGTGGCTGGCCGATCACCCCCTGGCCACCGTCACGGTGGTCAACCTGCCGCAGCTGACGGCGCGGCACCCGAGGCTGGCGGTGTTGGCCGGTGGCTGATCGCGATCAATACATGCCGCCCGAGCCGTAGCCGGTGCGGCCGTAGCCAGGACCTCCGGAGGCGTAGCCGCCACCTCCGCCGAACATGCCGCCACCCCCGCCGAACGGCCGGGCACCGGGGCGGCGGTATCCGCCGCCGAAGAGGCCTCCGAACACGGCGCTGAGACCTCCCTGGGCGAGGATGGGCAGGAAGACGGTGGCGGCGGCGGCCACGCCCACGATGATGAACAGCGGGATGCGCCAGGCCTTCCAGCCGCCCTGCAGCAGCGAGCCCTTGGGCCAGCTTTTCTCTGGGCGCTCCGTCTGGCGGCCCAGCATGAACGCGGCCACGATGGCCAGCAGTTGTAAGATACCCACGAACGTGATGGACAGGCCCAGCATCGGGTTGTTGGTACCGTATCGCTCCGGTTTTTTTATTGTCGGCACAGCGGGCACCGCTCGTCGCCGCTCTCATCCTGCCACGTGCTGAGGCAGTGCTTGTGCAGGTGCTGCTTGCAGCACGCCTGGCACGTCATGTGCATGCGCATGCCGTCCTCCCGGCAGATGGCGCAGAAGTGCGTCTGCTTGTCCTCGGCGGTGCGCGTCATCTGGCAGAACACGCAGATGAGGGGCTCGTCTTTGATGATGTACTTGCGACAGGGGCAGATGCGGTACTGGTAGGCGTCGTTGACGGCGTTCATGACCTTGCGCGCGTCCTCCACGTCGAAGCTGTCCATCTGGAAGGTCCACGACTCCAGCACGAACACCCCCGGCTCCTCGGTGTAGCCGTCGCTGGTCAGCAGCTCCAGGATCTTTTCGATCTCGTCGTCCTCGTCGTCGTGCATGATCGCCAGCTCGCACGACACGGTCTGGGCGTCCACGGGGTCGTTGCGCAGCAGCAGTTTGAAGCTGCGCTGTTCGTTCCAGAACAGCACGCCGTCGTTGATGAGGTGCAGGCGCTTGATGGTGGTGTACATCGATTCGGCATCGGACACCAGCGCCGACGATGTCACGGGGACGACGGCCATGGTGGTTCCGTGGTGCGGCTGGACGCGGGCCGCGGACCGGTCTTGATTAAGTTCGTTTGCGTGGCCGCTGTCGCGGCGGGCGTTTTGGCGCCGGGGCCTTTTTAAGTTCTGTTAGCACAAACTTGGATTTTTGAAATTCTTACATTGTTACGAGCACACATTTATTTGCACGCACGCAGCTCCGCCACGGCGCGCTGCACGTGGTGCTCTTCGATCGTGTCGGTGCCGTCCTCCTCCGCCAGGTCCGCCGCGCGCTTCAGCACGCTCTCCATCGCCTGCGCCATCGTGTCGCCGACGTCCTTCGCGGAGGGCATCTCGGCCGTGACGGGCAGCGGCGTGTCCTGCGGCAAACACGGCGGGCGGGTGAGTCGAAGCGAATCAAACAGCGGCGGCGGCGTGCGGCGACGCAGCTCACCTCGGCCATGTCGGCGTAGGCCCTGGCGAACAGCTCGTGGGCGGACGAGGCGCTGCGCCTCCAAGGCACCGAGACGCCGTTCACGCGCATGACCCCAGTCAGCACCGTCGCCGTCAGCACCTCGCCGGCGCGCCAGGAGATGACGCCGCGGCGGCTCATGCGCGCCGTCCTGTTGCGCTGCAGCTCGTAGGCGTCGCCGCCGAGGGCGCGGCGCACCGTGACTTCGGCCCACCCGACGTCGGGCAGCTTGACCTCCAGGGTCTGCCCGACGTCGAGCTCGATGGGAAGGCTGGCCCACGGGAGCGACATGGTGAAAAAGACGGGGTGGCGAGGCCGGGCGGGGTGGTTTTGAGTTTCCATCATTTCAATTCGCGCTTTCCTCAAGCGAAAGAAAACGACTTTTGCTTCTTCAGGGGCGGAGGCCTGGCAGACGCCTTCGCGGACGCCTTCTTTGGTGGTGGCGGCGTGGGTGTCTGAGCCAGCATCTGCGTGAACCCGAGCCATGGGTTCGCGGGCGAGGGCGTGCTGGGCTGCGGCGTCTGAGCCAGGCGCTGCTGGAACGCCGCCCACGGGCTGGCGGGCGTTGTCGGCGTCGTCGGCACGGGTGTCGAGGCGCGCCGCCTGTTCAGCTTCTTGGCCGCCAGCGCGATGGCGAAAGACCTGGCCGTCTCCTTTCGGGTGGCCGCGTTGATTCGGAGGGTCGGGTGCTTCATCTCCAGCCGATCGCCGCCGACGGTTTTGGTCACCACGCGCCCCTGTCTGTTTGGCTCGGGGCGCACGCCCTTGCGGAGGTAGGAGGGCTTGGGCATGTAGGCGACGTCCACGATGGGGGTGCCCGCCGTGTTGGACACCGACAGCACCTTGAGGAACCCGGGGGGCATCAGCACCTCCTTTTCGCCCTTCAGCGTCGAGCCCAGCACGTTCTTCCACCGAGGCGGCAGGCCGGGCCTCTTGGCATCCAGCAGCCACATCCACGGCGTGCCCCGCGCGATGCGATCCGACTGCAGACGGAACATGAAGCCCGGCTTGTCGGTGCCCCGGGGCTTGGCAAACCTTTCCGCGACGCTTCGGTCGAAGCTGAAGGCCGTGTAGCAGCCGCCGTTGGACTCCAGCGTCTCGCCCACCCGGGGGACGGCGGGCATGATGGGGGACAGCTGCACGCCGCGCCACAGCGGCACGGGAGACGGCAGGGACAGCCCCCTGGGGATGGTCGGGGCGATCAGGGCGGCGTGCTTCAGGTGGGCGTCCATCGCGGCGACCAGCTTCCTGATCCTCATGCTCGCGCTGCCTACGCCGCGCAGGTGGTCGCACACCTCGCGGTACGATTTGGTGGTCCAGTTAGGGGTCAGCGCCATGGCGGTGCGTTTGTTGGGGTATCCGGCCGGTGCGAAGTACGATTTCAGCAGCTGCCGGATGTGCGCGGAACCCTGGGTCGTGACTTTCATGCCCTGCCTCGCGTCGTAGGTGGCCACCAGCTTTTTTTGGTTCCGGTTTCTGTTCTTGGAGAACTCGTAGATGCGGTGCGTGTCGCCCTTCAGCTCCATGGCGTACTCCAGGGTATCGTTGTATCTGAACGGCGTCTTGACGAAATTGGCCCCCTTCTCGAAGTACCCCTTGGACGAGGCCGCCCATTCCAGGAAGTCCTTGTCTTGTTTTGTGTGTTCGACGATGGTCACCGTCCCCGGTCCAGGCGCTTCGTAGTTCGACATACCAGCAGCCAACAAAATTATTCCACGAACGCGGCTTCCGAGCCGGCACCAGAGGGCGCGTTCTGGCACGCCGCGAGCTCGTGCACCACCGACACCACCTCGTCGATTTCCTTGCGCGTCAGGTAATCGAAGCGCCGCGAGCAGTCGCGCCGGAAGTCCGCCAGCGCCGCGGGCGGCGCGCGCATGGTGGGCCGGCAGTAGCTGGCGCCCCGCACGTTTTGCCACCCGAACATCTCCATGTATTCCAGCGTCTTGTACAGCTCGTCGTCGCGGCAGCAGTCGCGGGAGATCTCCACCACGCGCCGCACGGGGCCGTGCTGCCGCACCCACACCGACGACGACGCCGACATCTGGCAGTGGTCCAGCAGCCTGTTGTAGATGTTGTCGGTGTTGCCCACGTACAGCTTGTTGTTCTGCAGCAGCAGGACGTACGTGTAGTACCGCGCCGCCGGGTCCCGCTTCACCTTGGCGTACGTGCGCCGGATGGACACCGCCAACCGGGCGCTCTGCAGCAGCAGCGGCTCCAACGTCTGCGCCATGCCCGGAGTGCGCCGCCGGCGAACTTTAAATGGCTTAACGGTACGCGCCCGGACGCCGCGCACCATGACGCAGGAAGACCCCAGCGGACTGGACCCCAGGGGACGGGCGCTGCGGACATGCGTCATCCAGGGCGCGGCGGTCTTGGGCCCCGACAAACCGGCCAGCGGCACCAAGCTCTTCTTGGTGGGCAGCGGCGGCCGCGGCGGCAAGCGGGTGCGGGTGCGCGAGGAGGGCGGCGGCAACTACCCCGTGCGCACCGACCAGTGGTGCTGGTACTGCTGCCACCCCTTCCCGGGCCAGCCGCTGCCGCTGCCCTTCAAGCACGACGACCGGCGGGACGTGTTCCACGTGATGGGCACGTTCTGCAGCTGGGCGTGCATGAAGGCGTACAACCGGGACTCGTCGTCGTACATGAAGTCGGTGACGGCCACCTACATCACCTTGTTCCACCGCCGTTGCACCGGCGAGCTGCGGGGCGTGCGGTCGGCGCCGCCGCGGGTGGCGCTGCGGGTGTTCGGCGGCCACATGAGCATCGAGGAGTTCCGGGCGGCGTCGGGCAAACCCCTGGAGTACTGCATGCTGCCGCCGCGCATGATCGTGCACGAGCAGGCCATCCAGGAGGTGGACCTCAGCCAACCGGTGCGCAAGCACAAGCAGCAGCCCGCGCCCGACCTGCGCGCCGTGGTCAACTTCAAGGACGTGTCCACCAAGAACGAGACGCTGCGCCTCAAGCGCCCCAAGCCGCTGCAGAACAACCGTAACCTGTTGGAACGCACGATGGGCATCGCGCCCGTGTCCAAAACGATGTAACTCACCCGTTTGCTTCACTCCACGGCGTCGTTGGCCGCCCGGTACCAGCGGCCGTACCAGGCGGCGTCCACGGGGCCGGGGTGCAGCAGGGGCGCGCCGCACCTCTCCCGAGCGTCCTCGATGTGCTCCAGCATCTCGCGGTCCAGGTGCTCGATGGCGGCGTCCAGGCGGCGCTCCGCGTTCAGGTCGTTGGGCAGCCGCATGCGCAGCTGGTTGACGGCCGTGATCGCGCGGGCGCGGGCCGCGAACAGCGCCCGGACCACCTCCGCGGGACGATCGGCGGCGGCGGGGTCGAAGGTGCGCTGGTAGGCGCGGTCGAAGTCGTGGGACGCCTCCAGGGCCTCCCGCATGTGCCGGGGCGACACCTCCTCGAACGCCAGCAGGTCGTCGCTCAGCAGCCGGGCGGGCCGGCCGGCGCGGATGGTGGAGTCGGCGGCAGGGGGGTGGGTCGAGTAGTACCAGGCCAAGCCCGAGAGGGCGGCAACCAAGCCGAGCGCCAGACGATCCATCACCCTGGCTTTAGGTGCACACATGAAAATCTATGCGAACAATCACACGACGATGACGGCTCCTCAGCTGGCGCTCGTCACCCCCAATTGTTTGCAACCCGCCGCCGCCGAGGCCAACAGCCGTCCGATGACGTACGCGGATGCGGTGGTGCAGGGCATCTGCAGGACGCCGTCTCTGCCGCTGCCGCTGCCGTCTCCCCCGCCGCCGCAGCCGCAGCCGCAGCCGCCGCCGCGCCGCGACCCCGGGCCCCTGCTGGGCAGACCCATGGTGTCGCTCCCGTTCAGCCAGCTCACGCTGGGAAGGTCGGGCCCGCCCTGGAACGCCAAGGGCTGGCACACGCACGACAGCGAGATGGTGGACGACCCGGAGCACGGCGCCGTGCTGCGGGTGCGGTATCCCAAGGGTTCGGGCACCTCCAGATCCAGGGGGCCGCCGGGCGGCGCCGGGTTCCTGGCCACCCCGCGCGGCTTCCCCGCGACCGACGTGACCCTGCACTACATGGTGCGCTTCGCGCCGAACTTCCAGTGGAGCCGGGGCGGCAAGCTGCCCGGCCTCGCGGTGGGCGAAGGCGCCGCGTCGGGGGGCCGCCACTCCGCGCGGGCGGCGTCCTGCCGGTTCGTGTGGCAGCCGGAGGGCGGGGTGGTGGCCTACGTGTATACGCCCGCGGGGGTGGAGCAGCCTGGCGCGTACTGCCGGCAGGCCGAGCGCAAGGGCGGCAGGTACGGCGACCACCTGTTCAAGCAGGCCCACCTGCGGCTGCGGCCGGACGGGCAGTGGAACCGCCTGATCATGCGCATCCGGCTCAACGGGTTCGAGGACGACGGCCGGCCCCGGGCCGACGGCGTGCTGACGGTGAGCGTCAACGGCAAGGCGGCCACCTTCTCGGGCCTCGTGTGGCGCCGGTTCAGGGACGTGCGGGTCAGCCACGTGCTGTTCACGACCTTTTACGGCGGCAGCTGGACGTGCCCGACCACCACCCATGCCGACTTTTCGGGGTTTTCCGTTACAACGTGAAAGGCACGCAGGGGACTACGTAAATCGTACGGTCACTTTCACGTGCGTTTTGGTGCAGCCCTTGATCGCCGCCTTGGACAGCTCGCGCCGCTTGGGCTTGGGAGCCTCCACCGCCGGCGCGCCGCGGTGCCGGATGCTCTGCAGCATGTCCTCCTCGATCTCCTGGCTGTGCCTGGTGCCGTACTCCACCACGCCGTGCAGCAGCGCCCACCTGAAGAAGTTGAGCTGCCCCACGGTGCTGTGGAAGGCGTTGCCGTCGGCGTCCGTGAACTCCAGCCGCTCGCGGCGGCAGAAGGGGTCGAAGAACCGCTTGCTGTACGCTTTGAGCTGCGACTTGTACTCCAGGAACATGTTGAAGGTCGCCGGCACGCCGTCCTCGCCGGGCAGCAAATACACGATGTTGTGCTTCTTGGCGTAGTTGGTGACCAGCCAGTCCAGGATGCGCAGCGAGATGTGCTTGTGCTGCGATTCGTTGCTGCGCAGCACGTCCGTCAGCACCCGCAGGTGCGCGCCGTTTTCGTAAAACTTGCGCAGCGAGTCCAGGAGTACGTCCTGCTTGGACGGGATGCCGCCGGCGGGTGGTGACGTGGCGGCGGGTGCTGACTCATCATTCTGACGTGGCATCATTATCCTGACTTTCTTCCGGAGTTCCGCTTTCTTAAATTGCTGACACGAAGGCTCCGCCGACGCCATCGCCTCCACTCTTTCGCTTTTTGCCTACAAAACCGAACCATGAGCACTTACCTCTTCAGCCAGCCGCTGCAGGCCGCGTGGGCGGCGACGCCGGAGGGGCAGCGCCACGCGGAGGAGCACCCGCCGCTCATGCAGCCGCCGAGGATGCGCGAGCTGTTCGGCTCGCTGCCGCCGCTGCCCGATTTCGGCAGCATGGCCGGCACCTACTGCTATCTGGACAAGGTGCTGGACGGCGTGTCGCGGGTGTACAGCCGCGAGACGCTGATCCAGGACTACGACGCCTACATGCCCTGCCCTCAGGTGATAAACCGGCGGTGGGTTTGGCGGGTGACGGGTGTTGCAATGCCACGTCAGTCTGACTCAGCCTGCCTGCGAAATGATGACAGGTGCTGGAGGGGCAGCGCGAGTTCGTCAGCACGGTGGCCTACCATGGCTGCCACGAGGCCGTCTTCGCCGCGCACCAGGCCTCCTACTTTTCGTGGGGGCCATGCGCGGCAATCGGCTTCGGCACGGCCCCCGGCGAGTCCGGCCGCGTCTACACCATCGCCTACGCAGCCAAGGTGAGCGGCCGCCGGCGGCGTTGTGGGGCCTGTCGTGATACCAGGGGGTTTTGGCGGCCATTGAGGCGGTGGTATGATTTGTGCATGCAGCTGGTGAACGTGGGGGTGGATGAGGGCGATGATGAGGTGTTTCAGGCGCCGTTGCCAGCCATCCAGCCAGGCTTCGCCGCTCAGCTGTGTGTGTCCAGCGCCACCTACCTGGTGCTGGACGAGCTGCGGGACAGCCCGGCCATGGCCATCGGCGAGGCGGTGGCCGAGGTCCGCAAGCTGCTGCGTCGGCAGCTTGCGGGCTCCGACACCTGCTACACCGCCAACACGCCGTACAGCGTCAATGTGCTCCAGTTCACCGCCGACAACCCGGGCGACTACTGCTTCGGTGACCGGTGGGCCCTTGATGAGCGGCCTGCGCTGCGCATGCTCGTGCACAGCACCGTGCAGCCGGCCTTTGAGTTTCCAGCCTGCCGCGCGCTGCTGACGCACGAGCCAGCCTTTGAGCTGGCCGATGAGCCCGCGCCAGCGCCGCCGGCGCCGCCGGTGCCGCCGGTGCCGGTCAATGATGAGCGGGTGCCGGCGGCCCCTGAGCCAGCCGGGCCTTCGCCCAAGCGCCGCCGCATGACAGCCGAGCCGGCGGCGTCTCGCCGCGTCACGCGCTCCGATGCCCGCGTGCTGCGGAACGGCCGGCGCGTGCAGCGCGCCTGATGGGCTTCTTTTTTGATTGTGCTTGTTTTGTTTTCCGCCGCCTCTTCGTTTTCTTCTTGATCGGCGGTTCCCATGTAACAGCACTCACTGCGGCAACCAGGGAGGGCGCGGGCAGGGCCAGCGACTTGGCCGCAGGGCTTTGGCTCGGCGGGGGGTTGAAGAACAGGTCGTCGTAGGCCGTCGTGTGTTGTTTCCGACGGTGTCCTGCCATTTTTCTGTGGCGCATAAAAAAATGGCACGGCGCGGGCTGGTGCGGATTCACCTCAAAAAAGGAGAGCTGGGCAAGCACGGATACAAGGACGTCAAGCTGCTGACGGTGGCCCAGCGGCGAGCCGCCCTGCGAAGCGCGGCCGCCGAGTTCGGGTGGTCCACGGTGCAGAAGAAGCTCAATGTGCTGTACGTGTACAACAAGTACCGCCACCCGGAAACGGCAGCGCTGTTCTGGGCCGATGCGGCATGGGCGTCGCAGCAGCGCAAACGATGATGTCCATCCCACGCGTAGACGCAGAATTTTTACCACTGCGATTTGGGGATGACGGTGCCGGGCAAGTTGTAATCGCCGGTGAGCATGTTGCAGCCGGTGGTGTCGGTCAGGGTGGAGCCGTTGTAGCTGCGGCGCCGGCGGCAGTGTTCGTATACGTTGTTGTACGACGAGTTGGTGTCGGTCCAGAAGAACCCGGGAGGGCACTTGCAATCCTTTTCCGCCACCTTGCCCTTGGGCGCCGTGTCGTACGGCGACGCGGGCTTCCGCATGTATTTCAGCATGAAGTACGCTGCCGCGGCGGCGGCGGCGGCCGCGATTACAAGTCCCAGCACCCACGAGTAGTCCATCAACGACATAATCCGTATATACGGTACGACAACAAAAAAAGTTCATTCCTGCTCCGGCTGCTGCTCCTTGCGTGACATCAGGGGGTCCTGCTCCTCGAACATCGACCGGTCCACGTTCTCCGGCGGGGGCGGCAGCTTCTCGTGCTCCAGCAGGTGCTGGTCCAAGCCGTCCTTCTGCACGGCTTCCTTGCGCTCCTGGAAGTGCTGCTTGGCCAGCGCCTGGCTCTCGCGGTAGCCCTTGATCAGGTTGTTCAGGAACTCCTCCTGGTACTCCTGCTCATCGATGGCGTTGGGGTCCGGGGGGATGAGCAGCCACTTGTACATGTCCACCAGGTAGATGTCCATCATCTTGTCGAACTGCTGCAGCCGGCGCACGTGCTGATGCGCCTCCTCCTTGGTGGCGAAGCAGCCGCGGATCTTCAGCCCGAACTTGTCGTTGCGCTGGTTGGTGCCCGAGGGGCCCACGAAGGACACCAGGGCGTACAGCTGGCCCGGCACCGTGATGAAATCGTCATCCAGCTCGTGGGTGGCTGCGGCGGCCTGGGGGGTGTTCTGTGCGTCGGCCATGGCGGTGGTCGAGTGACTTGATTTTACATGTGCGGGGTGGGCATTCTTAAGCTCTTTTGCCGCGCTTGGCCGCGGGCGAGTGCAGCTGCGGCCGCGACCGCGCCATCAGGGCCTCGAACCGCAGGTAGCTCTTGGCGGCGCGGCTGGGCATGGGGGCCACCGAGGTGGCGGGTGCCGCCGCTGCCTCCTGCTGCTGCTGCTGCTGCTCGGCGTCGGGGAAGAAAGCGGCCAGCACGTCCCGCGGCACCTCCCAGCACTGGCTCACAAAGTCCTTGCACATGCCGTGCTTGCGCCCCTCGTCCGTCTCGCACCTGCAGTAACACCGCTGCGTGACCCCTCGCCGCGTCAGCACGAAGTAGACGTTGTTGGTGCGGTGGGTGCGCCCCAGGTTGAAGCAATACCGCGCCGTGCTGCGCAGCATGAAGCAGTGCTCCGTTGCCAACAGGCCCGTAAATTTCTGGCCGAGGAACTGTACGGGCAGGCATGCCGCCAGCTTGGGCAACACGTCGGCGTAGGCGGCCAGGTGTTTGGGGCAGGGCCTGTCGCCCTCGTCGCCTCCGCCGCCCTGGCCGTCCTCGGCCTCCTCGGTCTCCAGCCGCGTCGTCTCCGGCGACCAGGTGCGGATGCTCAGCTGGTGCAGGCTCTCCCGCAGCGCCGACACCGAGCCCTTGGGGTCCACGGGCTCCACGCCCCCGTCGGACCCCAGCACCCAGCGCAGCTCGTAGTACCGGCCGTCGTGCCGTCCCTTGCCCGACCACGGCATGCGCAGCCCGTTGGACCGGAACACGGAGGCGTCGACGACGGACTCCCAGGTGCCGCGCAAGCCCAGTGTCGCGGGGTCGGTGTCCGCGTTCAGCATGTCCAGCATGCGACGCCGCATCTCCAGGGCCGTGGCCGCCCGCACCCGCACGTCGGGCCACACCACGTGGAACCCCAGCTTCACGCAGCCGTCGTCCTCTTGCTTGGCCTGCGCCGACGCGCACACCAGCGCCCTGCCCCCCTCCGGGCACACCGCCTGCCCCAGCCGCCGGATCGTCGCCAGCAGCGAGCCGCCGCGGGCCGCGTCCGCGTGCTGTGGCGTGGCGAACCTGGTGTCCAGGTCCAGGAACATCCTGAACACCGGGGTGCGCAGCTCCACCACGCACGGCCGCCGCTCCGGGCAGCGCAGCAGCGAGGCGGCGTAGGCGTTGAGGAAGGCGCCGTGGGCCTCGTCCGGCACCCGCGCCTTGCCACCGTCCAGCAGCAAGTGGGTGGGCGGCTGCTCGGCGCCGTGGGGCAGCCAGTAGCCGCGGGCCCTCAGCCAGTCGTACAGGTGCGCCATGCCCCGCCGGCCGGCCGGCGACCCGCTTAAGCGACGCGCCCGTGCGGCCGCCGACCCAAACAAGAAAATATGGCGGCCGCGAACCCCTACGTCTGCATCTACGCCAGCCAGGTGGCCATGTGCATCGGGGCGAACAAGCACAAAAAGATCAGCGAGGCGCTGGAGCTCATGTGGCAGCGGGTGGCGCCCGGCAGCTTCAACTGCGCGATGCGGCGCAACCACATGAAGACCGAGGAAGAAGTCGCTGCCGACATCATACGCACGCACTCGGAGATCCGCGACCTGGTGGACCTCACCTTGGCCACGCCCTGCGAATCCTCCGACCAGGTGGCGGCGCAGTACGACTGCGTGGCCAAGGAGCTGCGGGCCGTGCCGCTGCCGGAGGAGGACCGCAAGCTGGTGGACGACGTGCTGAAGCGCAACCTGTACACCACGTACGGCAACCTGCACGAGCACAGCGCGCTGAGCTACATCAGGGACACGCTGGGCATCCAGTGCCGCGAGGACCCCACGTTCTACAAGCGCCAGCAGGGCGTGTGCGAGGGTCCCTGGGGCTTCCCGTGGTTCGTGGGCGGCAAGATCGACGCCATCAGCGACGACCGCACGCTGCTCATCGAAATCAAGAACCGGGTGAACCGCCTGTTCTACCGGGTGCCCTTTTACGAGCAGGTGCAAGTGCAGACCTACCTCCACCTGCTGGACCTGGACCGCGCGGTGCTGATCGAATGCCTGAAGACGCGGGCCAAGGACGCACCTGGCACGGAGTCCGCGGATCGTGATGCTCAGTGCTCGGCGGTGTCGGATCGTGATGCTCAGTGCGCCGCCACCGACCCGCAACCGCAGCCGTACACCACCGTCAACGTGGTGCAGATCCGGCGCGACCGGGACCTGTGGGAACGAGAGATCGTGCCGAAGCTGGCGGCCTTCGTGGACTTCCTGGGCCGCATCGTGCACGACGAGGCGCTGCAGGACAGGTACCTGCAGAGCAAGCGGCGGTCGGCGATGGTCACGTCCCACGTCAACCAGTGGGTGCGAGAAAAATATCTGAAAACCGGGTAAAGATGCTCGCGGCCGTGGCTGCCACCCCGGTGTTCGCCTTTGACGAGGAGCACGACTCGGCCCCCCTGCCGACGCCCATAATAACCCCGCCCGGCCCGCTCGTCGGTCCAGCAGATCCAGGGCGTCTTTGTGGGCCCGGGCGTCCGTGTCGCCGATAATGGCAAGTTCGACCTGGACGCGGGCGGTATCCCGAGACCCGGGTGCCCGTTGGACGCCGCCACGAGGGAGAAGCTGCTGCGCCTGGCGGCCGCCGACCCCGGGGGCTGGCTGCTCAAGGGTGGCTACGTGGCCGTCGCGGAATTCGGCACCGCCTGGAGCACGGCCTTCGCCCGGGTGCTCAACGTGCCGTCGGGGCTGGTGGGGCCGGTGCCCGAGGTGGCGGCCTACGTCAGGGCGCTGCACGGCTCGCTGCTGGCGGCCTACGCGGCACGCGACATGCCGCTGCCCCGCTGGCGATCCTGGCAGGCGCTGGTGACTCGATGGCCCTTCCTGGCAACCCCCGCCGCGGCCGTCGAGCCGCGGCGGCGGGTGCACGTGCTGCGTCCTCTGTGCTGAAGATTCAAGACGATGTTACACAACAGTCGAACAACGAAGGGTAGCGCGAGCTGGCCAAGCAATACATCGCGGTGGCTTTGGCCCCCAGGTTGGGCGGGCATCGCCGCGGCATGGGGCCGCCGTAGGCGGGGGCGTACAGGCTGCGTTCCGACAGGCTGATGTGCAAGTAGCCGTGCTTGGGCGGCAAGCTGATCTGGTCCAGCACGTAGCCCCTGGCGTCCTGGTCCCATGCGAAGACGGCGTCCAGCGTGGGGCGCAGCAGCCACACGCAGCTGCCGATGTCCACGGTCCTCCATCCCTCCTGCGCGGCCCGCCGCAGGAACAGCCCTCTGGGTCGGGCGGTGCCGGCGGCGGGGGTGGTGGCGGCTCGGAGGCGGTTGGCGAAGAGTTGCATGTCCTTGATGGCCTCGAAGTCTTGGGCCATCGCTTGGCTGTCGGCGTCGGCGGCGAAGAAGAGTCCCTTGGCCATCGGGAAACAAAAAACAATGCGGTGAAGGGCGGCGACGGGGGTCTTTTGTACGGATTTGCTTTCTTTTTCCATCATTTCTTTTCTTTCTACGATCGTTTTCAAATCCGAGCTGCCGCGTACAGCAGCAACGCGGTCAGCACGGCGATCGTGGCTCCGCGCCACGCCGGGCTGTCGGAGAACAGCACGAACTGGGCCACGCGCAGCATGGAGCTGAGCCATGCCGCGGTGGTGACGACGGTATCGAATCTGATGTTCATTGCCGGTGTTATACCGCCTACAACTTTTTCTCAAAGTACAGTAAAATGTCCGTCAAGGTGTTCCGCCGCAACAGCTCCGGCCCCGCGCTGCTGTTCGTCAAGGCCGAGTGGTGCCCCCACTGCCACCACGCCAAGCCGGAGATCAGGAAGGCGGCGGCCATCCTGGGGTCCGTGCTGCCGGTGTACGAGATCGACAGCGAGAAGCACAAGGACGTGGTGGCGTCCATGGGCATCGACGGCTTCCCCAGCATCTTCTTCCGCACCGCCTGCAACCAGCTGAAGACGTACCGCGGGGAGCGCAAGGGCCAGAAGATCGCCGACTGGGCGTGCGCCCAGAGCGGGATGTGCGGCCGGTGAGCTTAAGGACCGGGTGGGTGGGTGGGCGGGCGACCGAGACTCTCTTTTTCGACATGCAGCACTTCAGCGCGACGAGGCCAGACTTTTCGTCGCTGCGGGTGGCGCTGGCGCAGGTGCTGCGCACCTACGGCCGGGAGCGGCTGGAGCTGGAGTTCCGGCTGGGGCAGGCCACGGCGGGCCGGTTCGTGCCGGGAGTGTCGGAGGCGGGGTGGCGGCGCCTCAAACGCAAGCTGGACGCGGGGCAGCTGGGGCCGGGAGTCGTGGTCACTGATACGCGGGAGCTGATCAGTGACGACGGGTCGGGTGCCAAGTACGTGCTGACGGGGCCCGAGGAGGGGTACTGGATGCACAAGAAACGGCTGCACGACAGCGACGCGGATACGCCGGCCACGTGGTGCTGCCGGGCGTCGCTGTCGTTGGAGGAGATCGACCCGCCCGAGCGGCAGCGGGCGGCTCCGGCCGCGCACCGCTTCGAGCGGCACAAGCAGCGGTGGTCGTACCCGTACAAGTGCTGGTCCATCGACCTCACGCGCGTGGTCAGCAACCTTCCGCACCAGCTGGACAACGACGGCGTGAGCTACGAGGTGGAGATCGAGCTGCGGGACACCTCGGAGCTGTTCGTGCGGCCTCTGGAGGACGTGCTGCAGTGGGGGTGGTGTCTGGTCAAGGACGCGTCGGACATGGCGACGCCACGGGCGACGTCGTGAGTCAGAGGGCGGCGGTGGTGCCCACTGGGTTCAACACGGTGGCGGAGGGGATGGGGGACACGTGCGGCGCGGCCGTGGGCACCACGACCAGCTTGGGAGTGGCGGAGGGGGTGACCATCGCCGGCACGGAGGTGGTGACGGCGGACGGTGCGGAGGTGGTGACGGCGGGCGGTGCGGAGGAGCGGCGCCACTGGCGGGGCCTCTTCCACTGGCGGCGCAAAGCGGGGCGGTCGGCCCACTTGGGACGGCGATGGGCCTTCTTGGCCTTCTTCATGTGGCAAGCCTTCTTGACCTTGGCGTGGCACCTGTCGCGGCCGTTGATCCAGTTGACCAGGGCGCGAGGGCCGCGCAGAAGCTTGTGGGTCTTGCCCATCAGCATGATGACCACCACCAGGGCCAGGAAGGCACCGACGAAGATCGGGAGAGACAGTTCCCACAGGGCCATTGTTATGTGTTCCACCAGAAAACATTTCTGCGCAAAAACACACACAAAGGGATGGCCGGCGGTCTGTACCCCGGGCGCCCCTTCAGCTTCAACCTCAAGTGCATCGTGTTCACGGCCGCGGTGGCCGGCGGGTATTGGTACCTGCCGCCGCGCAAGTGGTGGGCGCTGGCGCTGCTGCTGTGGCTGCCGTACGTGGCGATGGCGTGGTACGACCACCTGTACGACTGCCGCGACAAGATGCAGCCCACCATCGTGCCCTTCGGCAGGTTCCTGTTCCTGCCCTTCAAGCCGGGGCCGTACAAGCAGGAGTACCAAAAAATGGCGCAGGCGCAGATCGACGCGATGAGCCGGCTGGACCACGTGCTGGGCTGGACGGTGGTGGCGGGAGGGGCGGCGGTGGCCCTGTACTTGTACCGTCGCGGTCTGTAAAAAAAATTGTAAAGTCATAGTAACACCATGAAAGGGGCGTACGATGAAGCGTTGAAAATGCTCGGGATCAAATCGAGGACTCCTGTGCGGTATGGGACAAATCACACGCCGCGTCGGTACAACGTGACGAACAGGACGAAGGTAACTTTTCAAGCGACGCATCAAGAAGCGAGGCCGATCACCACGACGGGTTTCCGACAAAACAGGCATCCTGCAAGGGTGGATGAGATCTTGGCCACAGCGGACGGGCGACAGGCACCCTTTCCGTTGGCGAAGACGAACGGGATCATCCATACGTTCCCTGCCGTGTGGGCCGATTGGCTGGGAAACCCCGGCGGTGGGGGCGCCTACGGTAGGGTGTTTTTCCTCAAGTACTCTGGCGAAGTCTACAAGATGCTGAACCAAGCTCGGCGGGACGCAAAGTTCCTGGTGAACAACAAGACCCTGTGGCACGGCACGCAGATCGTCTTGAAGGTCGCGGCGGACGTTATCAGTTCTAATGCGAAGGCGCCCGCGGGAGAGGCGTCGAGTCAGAACGGAACCTACAAATTCGTGCAGGACTCCGTGCGCGAAGCGGTATACCACGCGATGCTCAACAACGCCCCTTGCCTAAAAATGCCCCAGTTGATGAAGAGCACGTGTCCCGACGCTGTGGTCCCCACGCTGTACTGGGCCGGCATGATCAACGACGTGAAGACGGGTTACCGCTTTTACCTCACGGTGATGAGCAGGGTGGTGGGCGTCACAGTGGGCGAATACATCGGAGAAATGAGGTACAACAATCGCCTGAATACGTACGGCTACGCCAGCGTGCCTTTGGGTAAAATGACCCCCGAGTTGTACGTCGCGATCGAGCGCGCCATCGCGCTCTTGTGGATGCAAGGGATTGCACACGCCGACTTCCACTTGGGCAACCAGATGTACGATCCCGCCACCGGAAAGATCACGATCATCGATTTCGGCCAGGTGGTGAATCTGAGGGAACCGCTGACCGCCAAGGTGCGACAGATGATCCCGACGGCCATAGGTGCCGGCGTGAAATCGCTGGCGGACCTGTGGAGGCCGGCGTCCGAGTCGGAGCACGGCCTTAACATCCAGAGCCACGTCGACCAGGTTCGCTTTGGGCGCAACTCTTTGGGACGATTTCACCCACAGGAGAGGTGGTACAACCCGGACGACCACGTGCTGCAGACGCTGTACAACAGGCTGACCACCGCACAGAAGAAGGCGGTGCCCAATTTGCGTGGGAAAGCGTGGGGTTACAATATTGTGGGTAACATAAAAGAGAACTGGTATCAATAAAAAAAATAGGGATAATTACATAATGGCCACGGGAGATTTACGCGCGCAAAACTATCGAAATCAGCAGGTGAGACACGATCTGCTCCCAGGGCCGACGAGACGCAGCGGCCAACTGCCAGAAATGAATTTGTTGCAGGTGCAGGCCCGTCGGAGCCTTGCAGGTATTCCACCTCCGTTGGTCACCTTTGATATCGACGCAATGTTCGGCCACGTGCTGTTCAACAGCGAAGGCGGGTTTGGCAGGCTGTACGTATTGCCGTACCAAAACACGAGCGACACCGACGACCGCTACAAGTACAAACGCAATCTCGACCGGATCAAGGCGTATTGCAAGCATCTGGTGTTTGCGAGCGACGTCCCGGCCGGTCGAGAGGTCATCGTCAAGGTGCAGTACGAGAGGCAACCGAGTGGCGTGCTCCGGGCGGACCAGTGGAACGACGAAGTGTCCGACTGGGCCAGGGAGGCCGTGTGGCACAAGTACCTGCACGGCCGGCAGTGCATGCGCATGCAGGAATTGAGCAGATCTCACTGCATCTCAGACGTCATCCCCAGATTCTACTGGTCTGGTGTCATCGTACACAGACCCGGCAACGGCCAGCCCAAGCTGTGCAGCATCACGGTGATGGACAAGGCACCGGGACACACGATTCGCGACTATCTCGAAGGCCCCAAGATCCGCAACGCGAGAGGCGTCTTTACCGGGCAGAGGAACACGTCCCGGGCTCGCCCGCTGACCGCGAAGATATATGCCGCGATGGAGCGAGGCGTGGTCCTGATGTGGTTGCATGGCGCCATCCACGGGGACTTCCACTTCGGCAACCAAATGTACGACCCGGTCACGGACAAGATTTCCATCGTCGATTTCGGTATGACAAGCAAAATTCCGGCCCCCGTGGTCAACAGGATCAAGAAGACGGTGCCCAAAGCCATCGGCGCCGGCGTCGCGTCCCTCGCCGAGCTGTGGTACACCAAAACCATGAACCGCACAGCTCCGGGCGGAGGAACGGGCGAGAAGTCGTTCTTCGGCCTGGGCCTCCAAAAGATTTCCGATGCGCTGTACCGCTCTCAGGGTTTCCCGTGGTACAACCCGGACGGCCAAGCGCTGCGGAGGCTGTTCATGCGGCTGTCGGCGGCCGAAAGGGCGAAGCTCAACCGGGAGCGCCAGGACCTCTGGGGATACATTCCCAAAGCCGAGCGTCGGGGCCCGGCGACTGCCGATCAGGGCTCGGCGACCGCCGGGATGGCTCCCTCGCTCTTCGGGGGTTTGGTGGGGCATCTCCATGCACAGGGATACATGGCTCCCACAGTGATGACCCCTTCGAGGCGCAGGCCCAGGGAGCCAGCGACGCCCACCGCCAGCGCGTCACCCGCCAATCGTCCCCGTGCAAGCCAGGGCAGGAGGATCAATCCGTACACGAACTCGATCACTCGCCGCGTGGCCGAAGCCATGCGCCAGGGCCGAACGACGGTGAATCTGTCCAACCTCGGCGGCCCGACGCCGATGCGGATAGATTAGAAATACTTTTAAATCTGTTCGTGGGTGTATGAAGACAAACGCGAATTACAGGCAGGCGGCGGAGGCACGAAAGGTGGCGGCCGCGGCGGCGGCGGCGACCAGGCGACAAGAGCGGCTGGACCGCCGGGCCGAGCTGGAGGCCGAGGCGCTGCGGCGCAAGGCGGAGCGCCAGCTGCTGCGCGCCAGGCGCAACTACCAGCCGGGCTGGACGGAGTCGTATTCGCCCGGGGCCACCCGCCGCTGACGCCTACCCCAGGTCGTTGTCCTCCGCGTTCTGGGCGTTGATGTCGATGCCTATGACGTAGTCGCGCGTCTTGTTGGTGCCGCGGTACGGTTTCTTGGCGCGCTCGATGCGCAGGTTGTACTTGCTGAAGGGGCCGCGGAAGAAGTCCACGTCGTACTTTTTCGACCGGTAGTTGTTGCTGACCTCGAACGTCTTGAGCGCGGCGCGGAAGTCCTCCATGGGGCAGTACAGCTCCTCGCCGTGCATTACGTCGGTCGATGCCAGGAACGCCTCCACGCTGTTGACGCTCTGGGCCAGCTGGTCGCGGGTCTCCTTGAAGTACTTGGGCAGCACCGTCCACACGTTTACGTGGCCGTACTTGCCCGCCATCTCCAGGTACGCCTTGTTGCACTTGGCCAGGATGGCGGGCAGCTCGGCGTTGAGTTTGTCGCCCAGCTTCATGTCGCCGTTGGTCACCGCGCGCACGAACTCCCACAGCACCACGCGGCGCTGCACGCTGCCGCTGTTGTCCGCGAAGGCTGGGACCTCGTTCCCGGCCAGGGCGCCGGGCACGGTCCACGTGGTGGCGAAGGCCTTCTTGTGCTTGACGTTGACCTGCAGGTCCTCGCCGCTGACCACGGACTGGAACTCGGCCTGCTCGATGCCCAGGTCGCTCTTGATCTCCGGCGCCAGGAAGAGGTACTTGTCGTAGAAGGCGGACAGGCCGAACTTGCGCTCGATGTTGTTGCTCAGCACGCCCACGTCCTGGGCGTCGTAGAAGTTCTTGCACACCTTCAGGATGATGGTGCTCTTGCCGGAGGACGCCTGGCCCTTGAAAAAGGGGATGACCTGCCACCCGTCGAGCTCGTTCAGGGCGTACAGCAGCCGGCCCAGCATGACGTACAGCCAGGTGCACACCTCCGGCTCGAAGCCCTGGAAGTCCATGATGCTCTGCAGGTGCGGCGTGGGCACGTGCCGCCAATCGCCCTCGTGCTCCACGAACTCGTCGTCGATGTACTTGCAGGCCACCACGTCGTCCGACAGCGGCCGCCCCTCGCCGAAGCGGTGGAAGGTGTCGTCGCGGGCCATGTAGACGCCGTTGCGGAAGCTGTACACCGCACGCTGCTTGTGGAGCTCCGGCAGCTGGTAGTCCTGGCAGTTGGTCAGGTACTCGATGGCGGAGCTGATGTTCTTCATGCCCGACGACGTGGCGTTGCACCACTGCTCCCAGCACGTCTCCTTGTGCAGCATGCCGTACACGAAGTCCTTGATCTCGCACACCGGCCGCCAGGCGTGGGTGTTCTTGCCGTCCACGTACACGGGCTCGTACATCCAGCCGTTGCTCTTGCGGTACCGCTTCTCCATCGCGCCGTCCAGCAGGTACAGCAGCAGGTTCTGCATCGGCGTGGTCTTGTTCTCGATGTACCGGAAGCGCAGGGCCCAGGAGCCCAGGCGGGCGTCCAGGTCGGCCGCCAGGTCCAGCGTGCCGTCGCCCAGGTGCAACTGGTGCACCGCCAGCTTGGCCTGGAAGGCGCTGAGCACCACGCGCTTGGCGTAGAACACCATCTCCAGCACCTTGACGATGCGGCGCAGGTTGGACCGCCGGGCGTCGTCCTCCGGCGTCTCCATGGCGGCGGCGTCGGAGGAAGGTGCCTCGTCGTCCTCGCCGTCCTCCTGGTCCGCGCCGGAAGCGCCCGCCTTGGCGTCCTCGGGCAGCAGGCCCAGCTCGTGCAGCCGGTGGTACAGCCCGATGGCTTGCAGCTCGGCGTCGTTAATGCGGTCGTCGATGGAGCGCAGGCCGAAGCTGCCGCGGTCCACGTCCAGCACGTCCAGCATGTTGTCGCGGTAGCCGAGGCCAAACTGCTGGAACATGCGCATCGTCTGCTCCTCGAAGGTCAGCGACCGCCCCTGCTCGCCCAGCTGCCACCGGTCGCACAGATCGTCCAGCATGGCCAGGGCGCCGCTGTCGTCCAGGTCACGCAGGCCCCGGTTGATCTCGGATTCCCGCTTGCGCCGGGTCTTGCGATGGTCCGAGAGCTCCGAGGCCGCGCTCCGCTTCATGCCTGAAGACCTGCACGGATTTTTATTGCGGGGTCGGTGCCACCGTTCAAACGCCGCAAATAAAGTCCGCGCGACACAGCAAGCCGCCCAGCCCCGCCATGCTGCAAGCCGTCAAGTCTCACCTGCCGCTCATCGCGATCGCCACGATCTCCGCGGCCCTCGTCCTCTATCTCTACCGCGAACTGCAAAAGGCCAAGCGCGAGCTGCTGGCGGTCAAGTCGGAGGACTGCACGCCGGCGTTGTCCAAGGACGCTAAGCGGGTCAGGTTCCAGGACACGCAGCCCGCCGGGGCCGAGGAAACCGCCAAGCCCGCCAAGCAGGCCAGGGCCCCCAAAAAGGCCGAGCAGGCCGCCGAGCCGGGCCCTCGCGAGCCGGTCGCGCCGCCCGTGCAAGCCGGCGCCCCGCAGGGCGGTGGTGCGTTAGAATCCGCGGAATAAAACGTTTGCGGAGAGTATCGTAGCACACATGAGCGCTCCCGCAACCGCCCCCGTGCCCGCCCCCACCGCCCTGCCCGTCGCCAAGGGCGCCGAGGCCCTGGCCAGCAAGGTGCAGAAGTACGTGGACTCTCTGCAGGCCAAGATCCAGCGGCTCACCGAGGAGAACGCGTCCCTGAAGGCGCAGCTGCACGAGGCCAAGGCGTCCAACTCGCGCATACGCCGCATCCCCAAGAAGCCGGCCGCCGCGCCGGCTGCTCAAGCGTGACGGGGATCGGCCCGGATCGTGATGTTTGACCCGGATCGTGATGTTTCTTTTTTGTAACCCCTTTCTTTGCACTCCCCGCGCCTCGCGGCGGCGGGTGCAATGAAAGCACCGCGAACTGCTCAGCCCATGCCGAACACCCGTTTCAGCGCGCCGGTGGCCGACTTCTTGGCCGCGTCGGTCACGACCTTGGCCGCCTTGGAGGTGCACGAGATGGGCAGGTTCTCGCACAGCACGCAGCCGGCGTTGGGCACCCGGGCGTCCACGTGGTTGGTCACGTCCATCAAGTGCTCCACGAACACGCCGATGACGGGGGCCAGGTCGGCGTCCTTGCCGGTCAGGAAGCCGTTGATGGCGGCGGTGTACTTGCCGGAGCTGAACAGCTCGCTGTTGAGCTTCTTGTCGTACTTGATCTGCAGCTTGGTCCAGGCGGGGATGTAGTAGTCCACGTACTCGTTGAAGATGTACTTGAGGGTCAGCAGGCGCACGGCGGCCACGGGGTTGACCTTGATGCTGGCGAAGCCGTACCTGGCCAGATCGATGTCGACGAAGTTGCGCTGCACCAGCTGGCCCGCCAGCAGCAGCCGCTTGAGGCCCACGTAGCGCAGGCCGTACTTGACGATCGGCGCCTGCCTGGTGCGGAACACGTCGTCCACGTACTCCACCAGCTTGTTGTGCACGTAGCGCACGAGCGAGATCTTCTTGTACTTGCGCAGCATGCGATCCACCAGGCGGGTCAGCTTCTTGGCGGCCTCCGCGGCGTCGTATTTGTTGATCCGGTACTTGACGTTCGACGAGCACGCGGTCACGCAGGGCACGCACGGCCCGTTGCGCACGTGGCCCAGCAGGAAGTCGACGATGCTGCGGGCGTAGTCGCCGCCGTCGAAGCCGCCGCCCCAGCCACCCCCGCCGCCGCCGCCCCCGCTGCCGCCTCCGAAGCCGCGGCGCAGCGCCTCGTGCAAGCTGTTGAGGGTGTGCGGGATGCCCAGGGTGGTCAGGAACTTGGACAGCGTCTGCACCACCAGGTCCAGGTCGTTGCTGTTGCCGGTGTAGGCGGGCGGCCCGCCACCGCCCAGCAGGGCCACGGTGCCCACGGACGTTGCCCTGCCGCCCGCCCGTGGAGGCCGCTGGACCCCCACTCGACCGCCCGCTGGGCGGCCCGCCGGCCGGACCCTTCCTACGCCGCCGATCGTCTCGGCCACCTGCTTTGCCACGCGCTGTTGGAGAGCGTGCTGTGCCGTGGACGCGATGCTTGCCATACGGAATGCAAGTATTTTTTTCCGCAAAAAAAACTTGGCAGTACACCAAATGCCCGCGGCCAACCCGGCGACGAAGGCGATGGCGCCGAACCCCAACGGATTTTCCCCGGAGATCTGGGGGCCCAGCATGTGGTTCATGTTCCACCTCATCGCCGCCACCTACCCCGACATGCCCACGGCGGCCGACAAGGCCAACTACATGGCGTTCTACAAGAGCCTGCAGCACGTGCTGCCGTGCCCCGGCTGCGCCAAGGGCTACCAGACGATCATCACGTCGGAGCCCACCAAGATGAACGCCCGGGTGTTCGGCAGCCGGCCCGCGCTGTTCAAGTGGACCGTGGACGTGCACAACCGGGTGAACGCCAAGCTGAAGAAGCCGGTGCACACCAATTGGCAGGCGTGGTACAAGGAGTACGACAAGATGCGCAGCTGAGGCCCCGCACGAACGCGCAGCTGGGCCCCCAAAATTTTCACCCTTCAGACGCATGACGCCGCTGACGGTGGAGGAGCTGCAGCACGAACGCCAGGAGCGTGCCACGGTGAACCATGCGACGTACAAGCAGCTGCTGGGCCAGGTGCAGGACCGGCTGCGCATCCGGGCGACCAACAACTTCACGGACCTGCTGTGGCCCGTGCCGCCCCTGGTGCCCGGAAGGCCGGTGTACAAGGTGTCGCACGCCGCGCGGTACATCACCGACAAGCTGCGGCGCGGGGGGTTCGAGGTCACGACCGCCGCACCCGAGAAGGACGTGCACGTGCTGTACATCACCTGGTCGCCGGTACCGGCCAGGCCGCCGCCCGCGAAGAAGACGGCCGCCCCCGCCAAGCCGTCCACCGCAGCCGCCTCGGCCCCCGTCAGCGTGGCGGAGGCCACTCGCCGCCTGGAGAAGCTGAAGGCCAGGCTGCAGCTGTGACGCGTCAGCCCGTGACCCGCGTCGGGCTCGACCCTCTTTTTTCTGCGGGGTTTCCCAACGATGGACGCGTCGACCGGTCTCACGCCACTGCTCATCGACGCCAAGCGCGAGTACGTCGGCCAGCTGACAGACGTGCTGGCGCCCTACGTCATCAACCACGTGCAGGCGCTGTACCTGGCCTCGACGCAGGCCAACCGCAACGCCCCCGTGCTGGCGTTCCAGCGGCGGCTGCGGGAGATCCAGCAGTGGAACGCCAACACCATCGCGGCGCACACCCACGAGATCCAGAGCCGCTACTCCTTCCTGGCGGACCTGATCGCCGCCTGCTTCGTGGCCTACGTCAAGATCCTGTCCAGCATCAAGCTGCACCAGCAGAAGCCCAACATCCGCCTGCGCCTGCCCGCCAACGACACCTTCGTGCACAAGGTGTACATCCACGCGGCCCGCGAGTTTTATGCCAACCCGGCGCTGGTCAGGGCGGACCGCGGCTCCAAGGTGAGCCTGGTGCGCACGGCCGTGGAGGCTTCCGTGCGCGACATGCTGCCCATCGAGGACATCCTGAAGGCCTACCTGGGCAACACCGTGGACTCGGCGGACCACACGATGAACCCGGCCGAAATGATCGACGACCAGGACCAACAGCAGTTGATGGGCGGCGGCGACATGGGCGCAGATTTCGACACGGCCGGGGGCCAGGTGCAGATGATGCCCTTCCAGATGGCGCCCCAGATGGTGGCGACCCAGCCGGCCACGCTGGGGCTGCCCCAGGTGGCCCTGGCCCAAGCGCAGCCTCTGCTGGTCCAGCAGCCCGTGATGCAGCCGGTGATGCAGGCCCAGCAGCCGGTGATGCAGGCCCAGCAGTCGGTGATGCCCCAGCAACCGATGATGCCCCAGCCCCAGACCCAGCAGGTCGAACCTGCCGCCCAGCAGCCCCCGCTGTTCGGCGCCCCCGAGGAGGACACCGCTCCCAAGCAGATCAGCATCGGCGGCGGCTCGCTGCAGGCCCCCGCGGCGCAGCCCCAAGCCACCCAGCAGCAGCTCCAGCAGCCTCAGTTCCAACAAGACCTGTTTTCCGACGCGGAAGACGACTTCTGAGTCCCCGTTCGGCGTTCCGACGGCGTAAAAAATTCGTGGGCGTAAGAGCAACCGCACCCGCATGCTGGCAATCCTGCAACAGCCGTACATGTTCGCGATGGCTCTCGCCGTGCTGACCGCCCTGCTCGCCTACCTGTACAGCCGCACCACGGAGCGGGACGGCGCCCAAGCCAACAAGACCTTTTTCAAGACGCTGGCAGCCGGCGCGCTGGCGGGCGTGGGACTGACCTACCTGACCAGCGGCCGCACGGAGCAGCTGGCCACCGAGCCCTTCGACGTCATGCCACCCGTCACCGCTGCCGCCGCTGGCATCTGAGCCACGCCCCGCGCCCCTCCCACTTCAGGTAACGTGTTGTTTCGCTGTGCTGCCCCCGACGGTCCCTTTGCGGATCGTGATGGCCCGACTGGCAATCGGCCATCACGATCCTCTCTGTGGTGTGGTAAGTGCGTTACACGGGCGAGGAACATACATGGAAATCGGGGTCACGGGAAATTCGTTCGCGGCGACGGAGCGGAGTCAGGCCCTCTCGCCGCGGATGCGCCGGGCCAGCTGCATGTCTTTGGGCATGATGGTCACGCGCTTGGCGTGGATGGCGCACAGGTTGGTGTCCTCGAACAGGCCCACCAGGTAGGCCTCGGCGGCCTCTTGCAGCGCCAGCACCGCGCTGGACTGGAAGCGCAGGTCGGCCCTGAAGTCCTGGGCGATCTCCCGCACCAGGCGCTGGAAGGGCATCCTGCGGATGAGCAGGTCGGTGGACTTCTGGTACTTGCGGATCTCGCGCAGGGCGACGGTGCCGGGCCTGTAACGGTGGGGCTTCTTCACGCCGCCGATGTGAGGCGCCGCCTTGCGCGCGGCCTTGGTGGCCAGCTGCTTGCGCGGGGCCTTGCCGCCGGTGGCCTTGCGAGCGGTCTGCTTGGTGCGAGCCATGGTTGTTGCTCGCGAAAGAAGTGGCGTGGCGGCGCGACGGCGGGCTTTATCTGCGGCCGACGCGCTTTCTTTTTCATCATTGACACGTGGCAGGACTCATCATTGTGCACTTTTTCTGTTCTGCCGTCCCCGCCCCGCTGCGTGCCTGGGTGTGTGTGTTTGTGTGTTTGTGTGTTTGTGTGTTACAAAGGGCCAACGACGACAAATCAAAACAACAGTTCAAGCGCGCTCGCCGCGGATGCGCCGTGCCAGCTGCATGTCCTTGACGAAGATGGTGCTGCGGCCGCCGTGGATGGCGCAGAGGTTGGTGTCCTGGAACAGGCCCACCAGGTAGGCCTCGGCGGCCTCCTGCATCACCCGCACCATGTCGGCGGTGCAGCGCAAGCCGGGGCTGACGCCGTGCACCACCTCGCGCACCAGCCGCTGGAAGGGCGCCTTGCGGATGAGCAGGTCGGTGGACGTCTGGTACTTGCGGATCTCCGCCAGCGCCGCCACGCCCGGGCGGCGGCGGTAGTGGCGCACCGCGGCCTCCACTGCGTTCGCGGCGGGGCCGAAGAATCGCACGCGCTTGGGCACCGTCTTGCCCGTCTTGCCGCCCGGGGCGGGGGCGTTCTGGGTGGGGGTGTTCTTGATGCGGGCCATAGTGGGCGAGAAAGGGGTGGAGAGCGGCGGTGGGCGAGGGTTTTGAGAGGGGTGGAGCCACGTGGCCGAGTCCCGCCAGACTTTCTTTCGTTCCGTTCATCATTCAGGCCGCGGCCGCCCCGCTGCCGCCGCCGCCACGGTGAATTCGCACGCTGCGCAGCTTGGGAGTCGCCCGCAGGACGTCCAAGGGCATCCGAGAGCCACGGCTGCCTCGCAGCTGCACCACGGCTGCGACGTTGCTTCGGGTCCATGGCACCGGGTCCTCGTGCGCCGCGCGGGGCCATTTCAGCACGTAGGCCGCTTTGCCGCTTCGGTCCAGCAAGCGCACGTAAGAAAAGGCTTCCTCGGACAGTCCGACGGCGGGGCGGCTGCAGAACTTCCCGTGCCTCGCGCGCCACGCCACTTCGCCGCTCATCAGCCGCTCGACCACCAATTGAACCTTGGCGGGGGCGGCCGCGGCGTAGGCTATGGACCGCTCGTCGGACAGCAGCGGCAGCAGGACGCAGGGGATGGTGAGCGCGCAGTGCCCTGCGGCGCCGCTCAGGCGCAGCGCCACCAGGGCCAGGTGTTTCTCGAAAGACATGTGGTCGGGTGTTGGCACGGTGAGAATGGTGAGAAGGGGACGGGGCGGAGGCCTGTATGTACCAGGGTCCCGGGGTCGAAAGCCCGGCGCTTTTCATACCCCTTTCACGCTGACTTCCGGGTTGTCCCCGTACGGCATGTCCAGCACCCTGGCCATCGTGTCCAGCACCCGCAGGTGCGTGAACCTGGCCGCGTTGTCCGCCTGGTCGTCGAAGGGGAACATGTCCTGCAGCCTGACCTTCAGGCCCAGGCCGGCGTGGAAATCGCCCCGCGGCCCCTGGTACTTGAGCACGCGGGTGGTGACGTCGCAGTCGATGTCAGAGCCCCTGGGGCCCTGCAGCCGCGCCGACAGCACGCCCTTGGGAAGGCGGCAGGCGGGGGCGGCGGAGTCCTGATAGGGCGGGAAGGTGCACACGTCGCCGTGCCGCAGCACCATGCGATACTTTTTGTGGCGGAACATGTATCTGACTTCCATCCTGAACCGTTTCCACCCCGTCAGCTCGGCGGCGTCGCTCTCCCAGGTGGCGGGGTCGAAGTAGCGGGTGGGCAGCTCGCGATGGAAGCCCTCGCCGGGCCCCTCGTTGAAGACGTACACGCGGTAGGCCCTGGGCCCGTGCGCCGTGGTCGCCGAGGCGGGCAGCCAGGGGCGCACCCACGACTTGACCATTAGCACCGCCAGCTTGAGCACGCACATCGCCTTTTTCCAGGCGAGGCATGCGCTGTCCAGGGCGTCCGACAGGAATCCGCCGATCGTAGTCATCATAGCTTAGGCTGCGGCGCTCGGGCGTGCTGCCCCCACCCCGGTCGCTCGTGTCTTAAATTCATGGCGGCCACCGGTACCCTCGAATCTCGCTTCGCGCAGCGGGTGGACGAGTACCGGCGGCGGGCGGAGGAGGAGCTGCCGCGCAAGAGACAGGAGCTGGACCGCTTGCGCGCGCAGGGCGACGACAACGCGGCCGCTGCGGAGCGGCTGGAGCGAGAGATCGAAGCCTTGGCGTGTCGGGAGGATGAGATCGAGTACTTGCTGGACGCGATGCCCTTCATCAAGGAGTACTCGTCCACCACCGCCATCGACTCGCAGGCCGCCGCGCCGGCGGGAGCGCTGTCCAACTTCGTGGCCGTCACACACAAGTCCAACAAGAACAACGTGCTGCAGCGGTACCTGATGTACGTGGAAAAACAGGTGGACACCACCACGATGGCGGCGGTGACGGTGCACGAGGACTCGACCGCCAAGCGGCACCCACGGGAGGCCGAATACTTTTGCGGCACCTGCGACGCGGGCATGGACTTCCACTCCAGGGAGTCGATGCTGGTGTGCCCGGCGTGCGGGGAGTGCCGAGCGTTCACGGAGATGAGCGCCAACAACCTGACGTACGAGCAGGAGATCCACCAGGACGTGGTCACGTACTTTGCCTACAAGCGGCTCAATCACTTCTGCGAGTGGCTCAACAGCCTCCAGGCCAAGGTGGGGCTCGCCCGTTTTTTCTCGTGGCCGTATCATACAGATGACACTGCGCTGGTCTTATGCGTTGCTTCTGCTGCTGACCGGCCTGGGTGGCCTCATCGCCTTCCTGGTCATGCGCTCCCAAAAGGGTCGGCGGGCTCGGGCCACCAAGCGCTCCGTGGCGGCGGTGGCCACCAAGGCGGCAGTGGCCACCAAGCGCCCCGTGGCGGTGGCCACCGGCCGCCCCGCAAGCCCCAAGCTATATCCCGTGAACTTCGCGACCGTCACCCCCGCTCCCGGTCGCCCCGCTGCAACCCCGGCTCCCTTTGACATCGACGCCGATCTGCCCCTGGGCGCACCCGTCGCTTTCTGAGCAGGAAAACACCGAGATCCCCGAGTCTGTCGTCGACGCCGTCAAGGCCGAGTTCAAGAAGACTCGCGCCACCACCCGCGCCGAGATCAAGCCGGCCAAAGTCCGGGAGTTCCTGAAGAAGCTGAAGCTGAACAAATAGTGAGTGCTGGTCGCGTGCCGGTGGTGACTTTGAATTTCGTGGCGACCCCCTTCTGACTTGTCTACCGTGCGGTTGTTGCAGTTACGAACACACCAACGCGATCTGCAACATCCTCAACGGCGTGCCGGCGCCCAAGCTGCCCATCGAGCTGGAAGACAAACTGAAAGCCATGTTCGCCCAGATCCAGGAGCCGTTCGAGCGCAACTGCCCGCCCAACCGCAAGAACTTCCTCAGCTACGCCTACACGCTGTACAAGTTCTGCGAGCTGCTGGGCGAAGACGAATACCTCCAGTACTTCCCGCTGCTGAAGTCCAACGAGAAGCTGTACGCACAGGACCAGATCTGGAAGAAGATATGCAAGGACCTGCAGTGGGAGTTCATCCCCTCCGTCTGAGTCGTTGTAAAAAATGGTGGTTTTCACCGGAGCACCGAGTTGATGCACCCCTGGTTGGTGTTGACCCCTTGGTCGTCCAGCTTGCAGCACAGGCCCTCGTTGCCTCCCCAGCCCCAGCCGTGCCCGTCGGGGCACGCGCTCACTCCTGGGAAAGTGGTCGAGTTGATGCACCCCTGGTTGGTGTTGACGCCCTGGTCGTCCAGCTTGCAGCACAGGCCCTCGTTGCCTCCCCAGCCCCAGCCGTGCCCGTCGGGGCAGATGCTGTCGCCCGCCTTGGGCCCGCGAGCTTCGTTGGCACGCCGCACCTTGGCCCGCTGGTTTTCTTTCCATCGCTCCGACGTTGAGTCCTTGTCCACGCAGTTGTTGCCGTCGACGTCGCAGCACCTGGTCTTCTTCTTGTTCCAGCAGGGCCTGATGCCGCGCAGGATGGGCACTTCGCACGCGCCGTACTTGCAATTGGGAGACTTGTCTTTCAACCCATGGAATCCAAGCAACTTGGTGAAGATCGCCGCTCCCGTCTTGTCGCTCTTGAACTCCTGGGCGCCCAGGTCGCACTGCTCCTTGATCGGCGCCTGGCGGTACTTGTCCCACGACGGGTGGTTCTTGCGCAGGCCGGGGTACACCTGGCCCACCGAACACTCCTTGAACGCCTTCTTCAGCACGCTGTTCGGCGGCTCCTTGTCGCCGCCCTCGAACAGCTCGCGGCGGCGCAGGACCAACAGGTAGAAGAAGGCGGCGGCCAGGGCGATGGCCGCCACCCACACCGCCAGGGGGTACCGCCAGACGGTGGTCCCGACCAGCAGGACCCGAGTGCGGCGCAGCGCCGTCCCAACGATCGTAGCGAGGCTCATCGTGTTGGAATCACGCCCACATTTTTTTTGCCGCCGCCTTCAGGGGCCGTATCGCTTGGCGGTGTAGTCGGTGGCCCGCGCCTCCTGCGTCCACCGGTGGTCGATCATGTACTGCCGCAGGTCGGGGGTATACTGGGGCGCCAGCGTGCTGCGCACCGCCGCGCCCGCCTTGGCATCGGCCTGCGGCAGCGAGTAGTACCGCAGCACCAGCAGCAGGGTGTGGTCTACGCCGTGGGAGTCGTACAGCGTGCCGTCGGGGCGTTCCAGCCTGAAAGTCAGCTTGCCCACCTTGCCCAGCGGGTGGAACCGGCGGGGCGGGAAGCTGACGAAATCGTACCGCTGCTCCCGGAAGCCGTAGCCCCGCAGCTTGACCATGCCCAGCCCCGCGTGGCACCGCTCGTTCACGCGGTCCCGGAACATGTGCGACTCGATCTCCGGGCACCGGATGTTGACGAACCGGGGGCCGCTCAGGTTCACCACGCCGGGACACCACACCGCGTGGCCCCACGAACTCGTCACCACGTCACAGCACAGGTTCTGCCCCGAGTGCACCGCCTGGCCGTTCAGCTCGATGTACCGCTGCCCCGACACCGGCAGGTTGTCCTCGTTGTAGTAGACCCCCACGTAGCTGGTGCCGCTGCCGCCGGCCGCCGTGTACTCGACGTAGTACGCCGTGCCGGTCAGCAGCACGCCGTTGCCGGCATCCGTCAGCTCGCTGGCCGTGGGCACATACACGTCGTTGACGTCGTAGGCCTCCACCTGCAGCGTGCCGCTGGCCATCACGACGTCGTCGGCCGTGCGCCGCACCCGGACGGTCAGGGTCGGGGGCACCCCCGCCGACACCCCCACCGCGTAGGTCAGCACCTTGGACGCCGGCCCATCGGCGGTGCTGACAAAGTGCTGGCGCAGCACCCGGCCGGCGTACACGGGCTCGAACTTGGTCATGCTGGCGGCGGGCAGGGGGCCCAGGGTGGCGGAGGCAGGGTCCACGTCCGGCAGGTCGGCGGACGTCCGGCTGAGAAAGGCGTCCGACGCGCCGCCCGTGCGGTTGACCGACCACCCCGGTACGGCGGCGTAGTCCGTCGAGGCCGTGGTGGTCACCGGGTCGCCGAAGCCCAGGGTGTGCCGCAGCGTCGAGCCGGCCATCAGCAGCGTGAAGGGCGTAGAGCACGTGAGCACCACCTTGTTGCTGATTTCGGACGGGTTGGTCCTGGGCGCGCACCTGAGCGCCGGCTCGTCGTTCTCCGCGGCCACGGCCGCCAGGCGGTCGTTCATGTGCTCCACGAACTGGGGCAGGTTGTAGTCCCCGGGCTCCAAGGTCACCACGCGTTTGCGCCCCACCGCCCACGCCCCCTGGGCCCAGTCCGCCAGGCTGGCCGGCTGGCCCAGCGCGTACTCCAGCACGTTGGTGTTGGTCTCCACGATGTACTCGGTGCGCGCGATGGTGGCGTCCAGCAGGTCCATGCCGAACACGTTGCGGAAGGGGCTGGCGAAGGTGATCTCGTACTCCGAGGGCGTGGGGAACACGGAGGTGTCGCGCGTCCGGCTGTCCACCAGGAACAGGTACGATTCTTCTTTGGCAGAGCCCAGCAGGTACTGCACGTCTTCCATGCGCGCACCTGGTACTGGGTCTCTGCCAAAAAAAAAGTGTGTAATGTACCAAAAAGCCCCCCATGGCCCTCCGCATGTCCACCTTCATCGGCCTCATCTCCGTGGTCCTCGTCGTCGGCTTCGCCCTCACCGCCCTCACCCTGTCGTTGCTCCAGGAGCTGGAAGCGAAGCGCCGCGCCGTCAGGCTCGCCCGCACCCTCGCTCTGAACCAGCCCTGAATGCGTTCACGTCACCACCGCGCTACGCCGAGTCGCGCGCTTCTTCTTGGGCGCGGGCGGGGTCGCCTGTACCTCGGGAACCGCGGGCGGCGGGGTCCCCTGCTCTGGCTCGGGCACTGGTTCGGGCTCGGGCACTGGTTCGGGCGCGGGCACTGGCTCTGGCTCTGGCTTGGGTTCGGGCGCGGGCGCCAACGCTTCGTACGCTTCCCACTCCGCCTGGCCCTCCGCCTTGGCGCACAGAGCGCGACCGCACACCGCGCTGTGTTTGCCGATGCTAACGGGGCGCTCGGTGCACAGCCACGGCTCCTCGTCCAGGGCCACCCGCCCCCGGAACTGCTCGAACTCCTGGCCCAGCCACGAGAAGGCGTCTAGCGGCACGCGTTCGCGGTCGTACAGCTTCCAAGCCGCGAACGTCCAGTCGGCCGTGGCGTCGGGCACGCTCTTCTTGAAAGCAGCATGCAGATCCCGGACGAACTCAGGAGAATTGGCCACCGGGTCGGCGTGGTCGTACCGCGGCCGCCCCATCCCGCTGCTCACCGCCCCCAGCCGGTCGTGCACGTACGCCAGCGCCGGGTTGCCCACCGTGTTGGCGTGCACCAAGAACAGCTGGGGGTGCGCCTCCCGGTACTCGAACAGCGCCTTGACGAAGTCGGGGCTCAACCAGGCCACGTCCTCGGACACCCGGGCGTACGCGGCGTCGGGCTCGGTGCAGAAGCGGTAGAAGCGGGGCAGGTTGTACTTGCCTCCCGAGGGGTCGGAATCGTCGGGCGACACCGTCGTGATCCACGGCGCGCCGGATGCCAAGGCGCTCAGGGCGCGGAGCTCCTCGGCATCCCGGGTGTTGATCCACAGGTGCCACTCGTCGAAGTGGGCCTTCTGGGCCTTGAGGTACCCGCACAGCAGCGCCGCCCGGCGGCCGTTGGTCACGGGGGTCACGATGATGCGCCTCATGTGGTTGTCCCTCGCGAAATTATTCGCTCACACGCGACGCGCGGGAGGGGGGCGGGCGATGACCTGCAGGCCGCGCAGGGTCTGGGCCACCTTGGTGGAGTTGTGCTGCAGATACTGGCGGTACTGGTTCTCGTTGGCGATGCCGAACTGGCGGCGCAGCGCCTCCTCCGCCTGGCCGGCGGACAGGTACGACGTGAAGGTGCGGCCGTCGCTGAGGGCGGGCATCAGGCGTGCGGACATGGTTCCTGACAAGTAGTAGTGGCACCACAAAAAAAATATTCGTTCATGCCCACACCCACTTGCCCTTGGCCTTGTCGAACCGCACACCCAGGTGGTGCACTGTGTTCTGGGCCGCCTTGCCCGCCACCTTGTTGGCCCCGGGGCCGTACCGCCGGAAGTCGTCGTGCACGTTGCCGATGTAGGCCACGTGGTCGTTCCGACGGGGCTTCGCCTTGGGCCCCTTGTAGTCGCGGGGCGCGAAGAAGGAGCCGGGCACGCGGGCCAGGGCATACTCGTCGTTCACTGGGGCGGCGTACTGGCGGCGGTACATGTGTTGCAATTGCCCACACTTTTTTTTTCTCGTTTCTTTGGGTCGTGGCGCCGCCACGGTCCAAAAAAACGTTGTTGAAAAAAGGTGTGTTTTGTGTGTGCGGACGAGCCGTACGCTCAGTTGCTGTAGGCCAGGCCGCCCATGCCGGACATGATGCGGAACACGTTGTAGTTCTCGGCGAACACCTTGAGGGCGCTCAGGGAGGTGGCGCCGCTCAGGGTCACGTCCTCGGCGGTCACGTTGGCCACGCCGGTGCCGTTGGCGGAGGCGGCCTTCATGGTGATGGACAGGGTGGCGTTGTCGATACGGGAGAAGTTGCAGCTGCCGCTGGGCTGGTGCTCGTCGGGCTTCAGGGAGAAGCTGTACAGGTACACGCCCGCGGGTGCGCGGGTGCGCAGGGTCTGCCAGGGGGTCACCAGGTTGAAGTAGGAGCCCTTGCGCTCGCTGAAGCGGTCGTGGCCGTTCAGCTGCAGCTTGGCGGACTTCAGGGGAGCCAGCGCCTCGGCGTAGGTGTTGACGTTGGCGTAGTCGGTGGTGGGGATGGAGGTGTACTGGCCGTGCTTGCTGCCCTTGAACACGAAGGCCAGGAACTTGGTGGGGTGGTTGAAGTTCAGGCGCACGTTCTGGCTGCGGGCGTCGGAGGCGGACACGGTCACGCTCTCGTCGCCGGTGAACTGCAGCTGCTGGATCAGGTACTCGTGGGACACCTGAGCGAAGCGGCGGCGCTCGTCGGTGTCGAGGTAGACGTAGTCGACGTAGCACTGCAGGGTCAGGTCGGCGTCGGAGCTGGACACGCCGTCCACGCTGGAAGCCAGCTGGATGTTCAGCTTGACCTCGTGGTACTGCAGCGCGATCAGGGGCAGGGCCAGGCCGGGGCTGCGGTTGAAGAAGAAGATCAGGGGCAGGTAGAAGCGCTTCACGGAGTTGTTGGCCTCGCCGTCGATGAAGTCGGTCATGCGGCGGTACTGCAGCGCCTCGGCGTCCTTGCGGAACAGGGAGTCGTACACGCGGAACCAGTCGGCGTAGTGCTTGTCGATGCGCTGGCCGCCGATCTCCAGCTCGATGTCGGAGATGAGGGCCTCGGCGGGGTAGAAGGTGGCGCCGCTCTTCTTGAGGGTGATCTCAAGGAAGACGTCGGTGATCAGGTCGCCGTTGCGGCTGATCGTGGTGGACACCTTCTTGCCCCAGTCAGCCTGGCCGTTGAAGGTCTGCTCGATGGACTCCACCGCGAAGTTGGTGTGGCGGCGGTAGATGGTCTTGAAGAAAGTGATCTGAGGGCTACCGGTGAGGTAGATATCCTGTGCACCATCGTGTGCGTACCCCCCGTTTCCGGGTATTTATCGGACACTGACCGGCGGCGGGAACCGCCGGCGCCCGGGGACTAGACTATACCTTAAGCCGGCCGCGCCCGCAGGCGCTGACCGACCCACTGCCATGTAGTCGTTGAACTGCATCCCGCCCGTGGTGACGGGGGAGGGACTTGGCTGCGGATTGCCCATTTTCGAGGCCGAACCGCGGCTCGTCATCCGAGCGGATTGTTACCGTACCCGGGGTCTGCTCCCGGCCCTGGCGGCCTTTCGGCGCGCCAGTTGGTACCGCTGGCTTTAGGGTGTTCCCGCAATTTGACAGTGTCGCAAGCCTTGCGGCTCACTAGCGGCTGCGCTGACCGCTCCCGGGCGTTCGGGAGGGCCGTGGGACGTCAACGGGCTTTTCCCGGGGATACCCACATACCCCGGGCCGGCCGCTTTTCGGCCCATAGTTTTTCTGCTCAGGCCACAAGTTGCATCAAGCCTCCGCCACCCATGTTGTGTGTTGATACCCTTAGAAAGAGAAAATATTTTTGCGGAATCGAGCGCGATCGCCCCGGGCGGGCCTCGGACGACCTGCGCCGGATCGTGATGCATCCGCCTGGGGCTTAAGATCGAACATCACGATACGAACGGCTTCGCCACATAGGGGGTGCAGCGTTCGGCCTGGACCCCTTGCTTCGGGTGGGCAACTTTTCCGGGCTGGTATGTCGGACACGTTCCTCAAGACCCTGCAGTCCGTCGTCACCGGCGCCCGCCAGCTGGAAGAGTTTTCGGGGGTGTTGGTGACGTCGGCGGTGGAGGACGCGCTGCTGTGCGTGGCGCGGGACTACGGCCACGACTACTCGGCGCTGCTGAAGCGGTACAAGGACGAGGTCGTGCGGCGACACGCGTCGGGTGCTCTCACGGAGAAGACCCAGTGTCGCGGCACCACCAAGGGTGGCAAGCAGTGCACGCGCCGCGCGCAGCTGCACGGCTACTGCCAGAACCACGCGGCGCAGATGGTCAAGGAAGAAGCCGACCGGCGCAAGGTGGAGGCCTACCGGGCCAGCGTGCCCCAGCGCGACCCGGAAGGCCTGCTGGTCGAGTTGCTGCTAGGTCAGAAGCACGTGCCCGGTGACCGGTTTGCGGTGCGATCCGTGGATCACGCCCTCGCCTGCTCGTTGTTGTAAATTCACCGCTTGGCCACGCGGGAAGGCACGCCGGTGCCGGACCAGTTGACCAGCATGCCGCCGCCGCCGAAGCGAGCGGTGGTCATGCGGGCGGACATGCGGCGGGCCGTGGTCATGCGGGCCGACATGCGACGGGAGGCCATGCCGGAGGACATGCCCACGCTCATCGCCACGCGGGAAGGCACGCCCGCGCCGGACCAGTTGGCGATCAGGCCGTTGCCGCCGAAGCCTGCGGTGGCGCGGCGGCCCTTCTTGCCGGCGTGACCGGCGGCGTGGTAGGCCTTGACGGGCAGGCTGCCCTGGCGCACCACGGTGTAGCCACCCTTAGAGGCGGTCTGGGGGGTCACGCACTTGGTCACGCGCTTGCTGTAGGGGCGGCCCTGGGGGGTCACGCCGTCCTGCACCTTGGTGGCCAGCACCAGGTTGGCGGCGCAGTCCTTGAGCGCACCCACGGCCTTGACGCAGCGCTTGGCCTGCACCGTCTTCATGCGGCCGTCGGCGGTGGGCACCTGGGTGGTGTAGGACTTGAGGATCTTGCCCGCGGGGCAGCCCTTGGAGGTGCCCAGCTCCTTAGCGGTGGAGCCGCCGGCCTTGACGCAGCGGCTGTAGGTCTTGCCGGCGCGGCGGCCGGTGGTGTAGCGGCCGGTCACCAGCACGGTCTCGTGCACGCCGTTGCTGAACTTGCGGGGGCCGCAGATGCCCTCCTTGCGGGCGGCCTGGCCGCCGGGCACCACGCACTTGCAGGTGGTCTTGCTGCGCACGCGCTGGGCGCCCTTGCGGGTGGGGGCGCAGGGCTCGCCACAGCCCTTGCCCTTCTTGGGCAGGCGGGCGGGCATCTTGCGCAGGTGCCTGCGCGTGAGGGACACCATGGTGGGCAGGCCCGCGGCCAGCTTAGAGCTGCGGTTCTTCATCACCAGGCTGGCGGCGGTCTGGCTGCCGACCGCGCCCATCACGTTGGCTGCGACCAAGGAGGTGCTGGGAGAAGCGGAGCGCTGACGACGAGGTGAGCCGTAATTCCGACCGCGAGTCTTAACCATCGGTATGTGATACCATGCCAACATAAAATTTTTTCCGGCGCCCCTGAGGAAGACCGCATGCCCGGGCTTGGATCCCAGATCGCGGCCGGCCTGGTGTCGGTCCTCCACACGGCGTTCGTGCTGTTCATGATCTGGGCCCCCTTCTCCTCCAACCGCACCGCCCTGGTCCTGCACCTCACGATCACCCCCTTCCTGTGGATCCACTGGATCCTGAACGACGACACCTGCGCGCTGACGTTGCTGGAAAAGAAGCTGCGCGGGTGCGACGACTCCAGCAGCTTTTTTTACGCGCTGGTCAGCCCGGTGTACAAGGTCCGGGACGCCGATGTGCGGTCGGCGAGCTGGCTCTTGTCGGTGGTCCTCTGGCTCGTCACCCTGTCTAAGGTCGGCTGGAACGACGTGATGCAGGTCATGGGTATCTACGCGGAGACCTGAAGGATGTCGCTCTACGCGGGGTCCTCCTGATCGGCGAGGGACCGGACCAGTCCATGGGGGTGGCCCAGTTCGTGGGGGACGCGGGCGTGGGCGTCCAGTCCATGTCCGTGGCTTCGTCGTTGGACGACGCACGACGTGGCGTCCTGCGATTGGCACGCGGCGGGGACGGAGCCCGAGGAGGAGACGGCGACCGCGGAGGCGGCGGCAACCGCGCAAAGTGCTCCTTGGCCTCGTTGTGTGCCTTTTTGAGGCGGGTCATCCTGTTGGCCAGGGCCATGCGCCTGGCGTCGTTGGCAATGTAGGCGCCGCCGGCTGCCCGGTCCGTGTGCACCTCCCTGGCCAGCCGGCCGAACTTGCGTTTCACGGTCGCCCAGTCGTCCCCTGGCTGGTATCCCAGAACGGTTTGCCACGTCATTATTGCTGTCTGTAGAGATTTCTTTCCTGACCGTGTTGTAATGAGCGGCAAGAAACGCGTCACATGGCGCAACAGCGTCACGGGAGGCCCGTTGGGAAACGTGCGTTACATCGAGAAGATCGGAACACAGCGAGCGGTCACCGCAGATCGGGCCAACAGGATGCAAAGTTACCTAGATAAGGCCAAGATCAGCAACCAGGCCGCCAGAACCGCACTGGAGAAAGCCAAGAGGTTTTCCAGCACGGCGAAAACCCTGGTCGACAGGTTCCCGCGGAACGCCAAGAAGTACGCCGACCACGCCAACATCCAGTTGGAAATCGTCAAGAAACACACGGCCGCCCGCGATCGGTACCGCAGGAAAGCCGCCAAACTGGCGGTCACGTCCATCAACTTCACCAAGAGACGCTGAGCGTGTTGTCGTTGGTGGCCCGCTGCCAGGCGTGGTGCACCCCGAAGCCCGCCCGCTGCAGCTCGGACCGCAGGCGGTGCAGCAGCGGCTTGGCCCCCATCGCCCGCATCTCGGCGCGGTGCTCGGGGTTGTGCGGCCCTTTGAGCATGTACAGGTAACAGAACTCCTCCAGCTTGTCGGCGCCCGAGAAGCGCAGCAGCACCGCGGTGCGCTGCCCCTTGGCCGCCGCCTCGCGCACCGCCCCCGGCAGGGCGGCCATCACGATCCCGTACAACTTGTCCTGCTCGGCCCGCAGCTTCTGGCCGAGGTCGCGCAGCTCCTCGTCCCGCGCGACCTCGGCTTGCCGCACGGTGCTCCAGGTGGTGGCCACGGCCTCGGCGTACAGCTGGCCGAGGTCCACGTCTTCGGTGGCGGCAGGTGACGGATCGTGATGATCGCTCGAATCGTCGTTCGAATCGCCCGTCAGATCGACATGGTCGATGGTGCAAAAATCGGCTTCAGCAACAACCGACTGGTGGGCCATGGCAAAAAAGTTCCTGCTCGTCCCACCCGGCCGCCCAAGTCTTAAATGGATCAGGTCGTGTCCGTGCTGCGCGTCAACGGCCGCGTGCCCCGCCGGGCCGTGTTGTTGCAGGACGGCGCGCTGGGGGACAAGACGCAGCACGTCGGCGCGGCGGAGGTGGACCTGCTGTCCCGGCTGTGCGAGGTGGCCCGCCGGGCGTGCGGTCAGCCGGCCTTCCCGCGCCGCACCGCCGAGCTGCTGGAGCTGGCCCTGACGAGCAACCAGCCGGGGGCCTGGGAAGCCGCCAAGGACGACATGCTGACGGGAGACCTGGACCTGGACGCCGCGGCGGCGTTGGTGCGCTGCGGGTCCAACGCCGCCGCGCTGGTGGCGTGTCTGGTGGGCGCGCGGGACGGCAAGCACATGATGGCGGTGGCGGTGGTGCTGGCCAACGTGCTGTGCCGGCTGTCGGAGGAAAGCCGGGTGGACGTGGGCAGGGCCCTGGCCTGCCAGCTGCGGGCGGTGATGGAGGCCTTCTCGGTGCACGGCGCGCTGATGAGCCGGGACGTCAGGGACGCGGTGCTGGGCGGGTTCGGCAAGATGGTGGCGCTGGCGGGGGTGCCTGATGCCAGCGTGGCGGAGCTGGTGCTGCACGCCCTGGCGCAGAAGCGGGACGAGCTGCTGCGCCTGTTCCTGTACGTGCCCACCTCGTTCCTGGCGCACCGCCCCCAGGTGCTGCCGGAGCTGCTGGACAGGGCGAAGACGGCTCCCGTGGCGTCTCGGTACCCGTCCGTGGCCCTGTTGGCCCGCGTCGTGACGGACCACCCCGACGTGGTGGCCGGGTTCGAGCGCGACCTGGCGGACGTGGTGTGCGGCGTGCTGCCCGATGGCGAGTTGGATTCGAGGACCTGCCTGGCCGCCGCCACGTTGGCCTCCGCGGGGTGTGGCAACGCGCTTTGCGGCGTCCTGGCGCGGGCCTTGCAGTCGTGCAGCAGCATCCTGGTTGAAAAGCAAAACTTTTCTCTGTAAACACTACAACCATGAACGACGGCACGCAGCTGGCGCTGCTGGCGGTGGCGTTGCTCGTTCTGCTTTTGTGGTCGTACCGCGGCCGCACGCGGGAGCCGTACATCGACGTGGCGACGGGACAGATCGGGTGGTTCGCCCCCGCCGACAAGCGGGTCCCCGAACTGGGTCCCATGCTGGCCGAAGTGGCCGAGGGTATACAGGACCTTGGGTGCGCGTCGATGGGCGCCCTGTTGGAGGTCGTGGGCGACGCCGGCGAGAGCGACGGCAGCGGCCGCAGGCTGCCGTGCGGCAAGGTCACCGACGCCCTGAAAAAGTACGAAAACGAGTTGGATGCCCGGGTGCAGGCGTCGGGCGCCACCCCGGCAACCAAGGCCAAGTTTCTCAAGTATGGCCGGCAGGCCATGGACACCGTGCGCGAGGCCTTCAAGCCGATGTGCAAGGACGGCACCTTCGACCCCGCGGAGCTTCGGGACGCTCTGACGCAGCTACAGACCGCGTTCTGCCGCAGCCTGCCCACCCCCGCAGCGGACGCGGCCGCCAAGCCCGCTGGCGTCAACGACCCGCGGCTCACCGCGGCGGTGCAGAAGGCCCAGAAGGCCCTGAAAGTGACGCGCGGGACCAACAACGCCGTGGCCGTGGCACGCGCCGAAGCGGCTCTCAACGCCGCCAAGGCCGCCCTGATGGCCGCCAACATCGCGGCGCTCAAAGGTCCCGGCAGCTCGCTGACCGCCAAGGCGAACGCCCAGGCCGCCGAGGCGGCCGCCGAGGCCAGGAAAGCGGAGGGGGCGTCCGCTCCCAGGGCCCACGCCAACGCCGCGGAAATCGCCGCGCGCGCGCTGGAGGCGTTGTACCGGGCAGCCACCGACGACGCCAAGACGACCAAGCCGCCCAAGTCGACCAAGCCGCCCAAGACGACGACCAAGCCACCCAAGACGACCAAGAAGACCACCAGGGAACCGGCGGCCAATACGACCAAGCCCCCCAAACGCGCCGCGGATTCGCGCCGAAAAGCAAAATAATGTCTGGGAAAGGTAACAAGGATGAGCAGGCAGCCCGGCCGTAGCAAGCAGCCAGGCAGGGTGGTCTTGCCCACGCTGGCCGCCGTTTCTCTGTCCAGGCTGATGGACATCACACAGGACCTGGGATGCGACGTGCTGGGAGATTACATCGAGTCCCTGGACGCTCGCGTCCGCGGCAAGAAGAGCATGACGTGTGCGCAGTATTACAAGACGACCGACGCGGCGGCCAAGGCGGTGGAGCGCGAGCTGCTGGTGTCCTTCCCCGAGCCCACCCCCACCCTGCGTGCCGCCGTCAAGAGGATCGGCAAAGCCGTCAAGGCGCTGATGCGGCAGACGGCCCAGCCGTTGTGCGACAAAAGCGGACGGTTGGATGTGGAGCAGCTGCAGGAGCGCCTGCGTCTGATCTCCGCGTCCTACTGCCGCGGCCCGCCCACGGTGGCCGCCACCACGCTGCCGACGGACCTGGAGGGCAAGCCGGTGCTGCTCCACACCCTGGCGGGCTGCGACGACAAGCTGCTGTCCGCCGACGGGCTGGCGGCCACGGACGACGGCAGCGGCAAGCAGCGCTGGATCGTCCGCCAGATGGCGCCAGGCAACTACACGCTGTCGTGCGAGAACCGGTTCCTCACGGCGCCCGCGTCGTGCGACGACTCCGAGCCCACGTTCGAACGGGGCCGGCCCGACAATCTGTTGCAGCGGTGGAAGTTCGAGGCGCGGGGCGACAAGGCGTACTCCGTGGTCAGCCTGGGGAGGGGGCAGTGCAGCAAGTTTTTGTCGATCACCCCGGACTGCACGCTGGGTCTGAGCCTGACGGCGGACGACGCGGCCCAGCGCTTCACTTTGACGCCGGTGCCCCAGGCGCGGTTGCCCCAGGTCGCGCCGGGCGTGGTGAAGAAGGGGGGCAAGGCGACGACCGCGGAGGTGGAGTACCGGTACGCCGGCAAGACGTACACGGCCAAGTACGCCTGCGGTGCCACGTGTGCCAAACTGGACAAGGCGGATGGGGTGTGGGTCAGCTTTTACGTGGAGAAGCCCGACGTGGCCGTGGACTTTGCGACCTCGAGGCCCGCGTGGACCTCCGAGAGCGGCCGCGTCACCAAGGTGGTCAAGGACGGCACCAAGTACCGTGTGACGGTGACGGTGAACCGCGGGGCTTCGACGGTCACCCAGATCCTGACGTATTCCAAGCCCCTGCCGCTGAAAACCGCGCTGCCACTGGTGCTGGACATGTCGCGCATGCGGGTGCTGAACGTGCCGGTGCCCGACCCCACGACCCCGCCCATCAAAGCCACGGACGCCACCAAGCCCGGCACCACCAAAGATAAGGTTGACAAAGACGTTGAAGCCGACTACGGCGTGCCGGACAAGGACAAGGACGTGCCCATCGATCAGAAGCTGGTGGATGCGGTGTACGACACCGACGACGGCGTGGTCAAAGACGCCGCGGCCGCCTTGACCGACCTGGACCCCAAGAAAGGTAAAACCACCAAGCCACCGGGGACGAAGCCGAGCACCACAACCAGGGCGCCACGCAACGCCGAGACGGAGGAGCCCGCCGAGACGGAGGAGCCCGACGAGACGGAGGAGCCCGACGAGACGGAGGAGCCCGACGAGACGGAAGAGCCCGACGAGACGGAAGAGCCCGACGAGACGGAGGAGCCCGACGAGACGGAGGAGCCCGACGAAGACGTGACTACCAAACCGCCCACCACCAAGCCTCCGGTGACCACCAAGCCACCCACCAAGCCACCCACCAAGCCCCCGCTCGCCATCGGGACCACCAAGCCCCCGGTGACC